GTCATAACAGATCGGCTTCTCCCGTATCAAATTCTCAAGTAACAGTGTCTGGTACTACCGGACAACAAGGGCAAGACATGCCCGGTGATGGTGGTGGTGGTGGTGGCGGTGGTGGTGGCCGCAATGGCTACGGGCCGGTGTCTATAGTGCCAATCTCTGTTTATCCTGCACCATATCCTGTTTATCCCGATTTCTTAAACGAACACGGTATCTGGGATTCTTCACGTTCTTCAGGATCATTTGATCAATCTTTCACAGTTAATTTTCCTGTCACTGGAACTTATGTATTCAGCGGAACTGCCGACAACGCATGCTATTTTTACATTGATGGCTCATTGGTGTTGAGCGGAAACAACTGGGGACAGATTTATCGCACTTCGGTATCAGTCACTGCTGGCTTTCATTCGGTACGGGTACTTGGGATCAATTCGGGCGGACCGGCCAGTATTGGATTGCAAATAACTCAAGGCTCCACAGAAATATTCAGCACACGACGTCCAGTTTCCTACGGATCGGCAATCGATGATGGCAATGGGGCAGGACAAGGTGGGGCATATGGCCCAGACAATGCCTACGGTGGCCGAGGTGGATACACAGGAGCTGGAGGGCAAGCCGGCTCAGGAATATACCCAACAGGGACCTCGAATCAGTATTGGGTTTCGCCAGCTGGCATTGGGGGGAACGGGACCGGAGCATCAGGGAAACCCGGGCAGGCAATTCTGGTATTTGAATCTATAGGATTAGGAAAAACCAAGGTCAACGATGATTGGCGAAACATAGAATCGGCCATGGTCAAGATCAACGGAACTTGGAGAAATATAACTGGTACATGGGTAAAAGTCAACAACCAATGGAGAGAAATCGGCGGATCTCCTAACAGTATAACGGTGGTACAAAACAATCAACTTTACGGCTAAATAGAGCATAGGTGACATTGAGATGGATATTTTTAAAACAAACGGCAATTTATTAGTCAGTATTGGTGACGGAACTATAAATTCCCAGGTATCTCCTTTGCAGCTACCTGGAAGGAATGTGGCTGGGTACGGACAGATACTCAATGAAAACCTAGTACATCTATTAGAAAATTTCGCAAATTCCACAGAGCCCGTAAATGGAATTTTAGGGCAACTTTGGTTTAACACAAACACCAATCAGATCAATATAAAAACCCAGCAGGGATTTAGGCCACTCACTGTTGCTTTCAAAAGCGGAGTGACCCCTCTTAATCCAAATACCGGAGAACTCTGGTGGAACACATCCACGGATCAACTTAAAATCTATAATGGATCAACCTGGCGGCTGGTTGGGCCCGACTACGAAAGCAGTTGGCAAGAGACCGGATTCTCATCGGCTCGCATCTCAGACACCAGCGGCATCGATCATTTGATAGTCAAATTGATGATTGCTGGCGTCGAACGCATGATCATCAGCAAAGATTCTGATTTTGTTCCGTCTACTCCTATCGTTGGTTTTTCGACCATACGACCCGGCGTCAATGTTTCTTCTCAATTGACTTCATTCCGATTCCGAGCAGCAGCCGATGATAGCGATGCACTAGGCGGAGTCAGTGCTGGTAGTTATTTGCGAAAAGATCAAAACTCTTCAGTGACAGCAGTCTATAACTTGGAAAATGGAGTCACTGTTGGTCCATCGTCGGGCGCAGAAATAGCAGTCAACGAAGTCAACTTAGAACAACATCTGGTCATATCCAACAATGTTTCATCGTCGAGGATTGATTTCAAAGTCAATGTCAATGGATCTCAATCTACTCTGTTGACGCTACTACCCAGCGGAGAAGTTAGACTTCTCAATGATCCTGTTGAGCCCACTGGTGCAGCCACTAAAAATTATGTTGATCAGCTACACGATGATTTGACTGCAGCGATCTACGACGCAAATACTGGACTTTTAAGCTACCTGATATCTAACGTTGACGCTTTGTCGGAGCGCATTGGCAACAATTTAGACAGTATAGAATCCATCCAGGGTGACCTAGTAAATCTCGACGCAAAAGTTGATACCAAAGCCAATATATCTTCTCCATCATTCACAGGAAATCCCACTGCGCCAACTCCGGCAATTTCAAGCAACGATTCCAGCATTGCCACCACAGAATTTGTAATCTCTGCCGACGACAACGTCAAAATATATGTGGACTCAGAAATAGTGTCCTTGCAAAGCACACTCACTGGCTATATCAACACAGGTTTAGCGTTAAAATCTCCCATAGCTTCGCCAACTTTTACCGGAACCCCAGCTGCACCAACACCTTCAGTTTCAACTAACAATGCGCAACTAGCCAACACTGCTTGGGTGCGCAGTTTGATACAAGATCGAAGCGAGCAAGCCGCATATTGGCAAGGAAGCCGTAAATTTGTAAGTACATCGGACCCAACAAATTCCACCGGAGACAACGGAGATTTTTGGTTTAAGTACCAATAGAATGTGAGATAAATAAACACAATATCGGAGATTCTTAGAAGATGCCCTACACAATCACAAAAACAGACGGTACGACTATCACTGTCGACGACGGTGATACCAATGATAACAGTACTAGTTTGACCCTAATCGGTAAAAACTTCCCAGGTTACGGGGTGTTTTTGAACCAAAATTTCGTTAGGTTGCTGGAAAACTTCAGCAGCCAGTCAAGCCCCGACACAGTGACAGGCAGTCCTGCATTGCCGGGTCAGCTATGGTGGGACAAGAGTAACAAATTACTCAAAGTGTATCAGGGCACTGACTGGAAGGTAATTTCTAGCTCAATGAGCTCGGCTAATCCTCCGCCCACAGATGTTCCTGGTGATCTTTGGTGGGATACTGGCAATAGCCAGCTCAAAGTTTATCCAGGTGGCGTCGGCGCAGAGTGGGTTACAATTGGTCCAGCATTTACAACTGCCACTGGACAAACTGGAGCCTTGGCGGAAAATATCGCTGACAATACATCGAATGCCAACAATCTGCATTCCGTAATCAAATTTTACATTGACAGCGACCTAGTAGCAATATTAAGTCAAGACACAGAATTTACTCCAGCTTCTTCATCGGCTGCTCCGGGATTTGCCCTAATCAAACCCGGTTTCAATCTATCCACTGCCATCGCAGGTCTCAAGTACAATGGTACAGCTACTTCGGCTGACTCGGTTGGAGGTATAGATCCCACCAGTCTGGCCAGAAAAAATACTACCAACGTGTTTACTTCGCAGCAACAGATTTCCAATAGTTCGGGACTTGTAGTTGGAGACAATCAACTACAGCTGAAAATTGAGTCCAATGCACCTGTCATCAGCAGTCTTTCGGCTGGTGCGAACTTGACACTGAACACCTTAGGTAACAGCGCCCAATTGGTTCTCAAAAGCAATGGATTTGTTGAGGTTTCTGCCAACGTTGCTGCTGGCGGCAGCAGTACCGTGGCTACCAAAGGCTACATCGATGGCTTTTTTGATGCCACCAGTGCCAGTGCCGGTCTCAAGAGAGACGGCAGCGTGACCATCAATGGTGTGTTAAGGCCTGAAACTGCGGCCACTGGAACCATAGACATTGGCACCACAGGAGCTAGATTTCGTACCGTTTTTGCCAACACTTTTTCGGGACAGGCCAGCACTGCACTCTACGCTGACTTGGCTGAAAGATTTGAGTCCGACTCGTCCTATGAGCCTGGCACAGTGGTAGAGCTGGGCGGCGCGGCTGAAATCACTAAAGTAGGCGATGAATTAAGCGAAAACGTGTTTGGAGTGATAAGTACTAGAGCAGCATATCTTATGAATGCTGGAGTTGGTACAGATGAAACACACCCTCCGGTGGCCATCAGTGGACGAGTACCAGTGCGTGTAGTTGGCACCGTGAAAAAAGGTGATCGTTTGGTTTCAGCTGGTAACGGTCTGGCTCGAGCAGCCGATCGTTCAGAAATCACTCCTTGGAATGTCATTGGACGTGCGCTAACAAGTAAAAATACATCAGACGAAGGAACAGTTGAAGCCATCGTCAAATTGAATTCTTAAGGAATAAAAAATGACTTATTCGTCCGGTGGACTCATACAAGCACTAGATTACAATACATTTGTACAAGGTGGTGCATCAGTAAATAATTCCGTAGCAAACATCAATACCATATGGGGAGTAGGAACCGGAGACAAAGGATATGGACAAAGCACAACTTTGTCCACAGTCACAGGCGGCAACGATCAAGTCACTGCTACTCAGTGGTCCACATTGATCGCTCGTTTGAATTCCATGCTCACACACCAAAGCGGTGGTGGTTCAGGAATTACTGCACCAACAACTGGTACAACAATCGCATATCTTTCAACTCTGGCGGGTAAGATCACTGATGCCAATACCAATCGTTTGTTGGCCAATGCCAATGGCACAGATGTCACAGGACAAGGATCTTCTACCAGCACTTGGAACACCAGCACTCCTACCACACACAGCTTCAGCCGCACTATAACTTTCAACTCAGCCGACAAAGCAAGATACTTTTTCAATGCCGGCGGTAAGATCATCATCAACTTTGCGGTTACCAACACATTGGGCAACAGCAAAGGCGCAGACTGGAAAAGTTTCTTTGAGAGCAAAGTGGCTACGATAGTAGTGGGATCTACCACCAATGGTCGTACTGGAACTGGCGGCGGATCGACCACATTGGCCACAGCATACGGTTATTGGAACGTGGGAACCAGTAATCGCACCATATTGGCTCTGACATCCAATTCGGGTACAGCAGACTATGGTGGCAACACTCTGTCAGTGGGCCTTAAGACCAATGGAGTCCAAGGATCCAATGGAGACGTTGGTACAGCACTGACCTTCCAAGTCGATCTCAATGACGTAGCTGCCGATACCAACACAGCGCCAACTAACCCCAATCAACCTGGTGGTTCGGCCCCAGTGCAAGGCAACTTTGCGGACCAAATCAACATTGGAATCACTACCACATTTACCATTCGCCCACCCTCAACTACCAACCTCACCGATACTTGGGGTTCCTCGTACACTTACAGTTGATTGATTTAACCAAAAAATCAAGAAAAGCGGCTAGGCCGCTTTTTTTGTGATTGATTTCCTGTTATACTAATAAAATGAGTGACACCGATAAACTTGTAGAAACCGTGAAGCAGGCCACCGATTATCAGACAAATCGGCGCATCCTCAAAGAAAAAACACAAACCGAGTTGCACATTACCTACAACGGAGGTATGTTTTTGGTGACTCGAGACCTCATGAGTTTTTTATCTACATGGCCCGACACCAGGTTGTTCATTGAGGATATCTACGAAAATCCCATTGAAGTGGACCGAAGCGAATTATTATCGCAATGCCAGCAGCGATATCAGGCTGTGATGAATCGCTGGCACCAACAACATGCCGAACTCCGAAAAATCAGAAAACTCTAGAGGCGCGGTAATATTCGCCAACAACACTGACACCGTAGATTATCTTTCTATAGCTAAAATAAACGCCAAGCTGATAGATCGATATCTAGGAATTCCCACGACCATACTGACAACCACAGATACACCCAATGCTGTCAATAGACGCTACGATGTCACCAATCAGCGTGTGATCGAATGGAAAAATTTTGGTAGGTCCCAGGCCCTGGATCTCAGTCCCTACCACGAAACCTTGTTGATTGATGCTGACTATCTTGTGTTAGACGATTCATTTGTCAAAGTATTTGACACCCTTGATGATTATGTGATTCCCAACAAAAATATCTATGTCACAGATCCCAACGCTAGAGAATCTATGGGAGAACACAGTCTGCCTTTTGTCTGGGCCACAGCGATATTTTTCAAGAAAACTAGTCGCGCCCGGACACTATTTGATGTTGTTAAAATGATAGAAAAAAACTATTCTTACTATCGGGCACTTTACAACATCAAGGACAGCAACTATCGCAACGATTATGCATTTGCCATAGCTCATTATGTGATCAACGGCTACTCCGTATCCCAACGAGAATTCCTTCCTTGGCCAATAATGACGATTCCTGGCGTACTCAATGGCATTGATTTAGTTGATGGCAATCTTGTAATACGCATTCCGGATCGAGCCTATTTGTCCCCAAAACAAAGCATACACATACTCAGTAAAACTTATCTCCAATCCAAGGAATTTTCAACCTTTGCGGAGTCAATACTTGCGTAAAACTCCACATCAGGCACAACAAGGATTCCTGACATTGGCTCAGAATTCTCCCACAGTGGACTATCTACGGTTGGCATATCTACAAGCACTAAATATCAAGTACACTCAAAAAAACAATCTTTACGCAGTCATAGTAGACTCACACACTCACAAGTTGGTCACAGATCAACATCGTCGAGTATTTGATTTTGTGATTGAACTAGAAGAAGATCAAGCACAGGATCAAGATTGGAAACTCAACAATGAATGGCAGGCGTTTTGGCTTACTCCTTTCAAAGAGACCATCAAACTAGAATCTGATTTATTGTTTACTCGCAGCATCGACCATTGGTGGTATGCTCTGCAGCAGAAAGATCTAGTGCTGAGCTATGGGTGTAAGAATTATTTGCAGGAACCTTCGCTGGCCCGTAAGTATCGGCGCACGTTTGACGAAACAGGTCTTCCTGATGTCTACAATGGTCTCATGTATTTTCGTTTCTCAAAAACTGCCAGTGATTTTTTCCGTGTAGCTAAAAATATTTTTTCAGACTGGGCGGCTGTGAGAGATCGATGTTTGACGAATTGCAGAGACGAGCAGCCAACCACAGACGTTGTTTATGCTTTGGCAGCAGAAGTCACAGGAAGAGAGAATTGCACGATACCCAGCATGGATTTTGTAAACTTTGTACACATGAAACCGGGCATACAGAATTGGTCAGATTCGCACAGCTGGCAAGACTATGTGATATCGGAATTTGATTCGGGGATGGTACGGGTAAACAACATCAATCAGTATCATCCATTCCACTACCAAGATAAAAGTTTTGCCACGCAAGAAATGATCGAGTACTATGAGCAACGAATTACCGGCCCTGCTTGAGGCTTTTGAAAATCTTCCAGCGATGGAATCGGCAACGCCCGAGTACCGGTTGTACTACAACGACGATGGATCTCCGTTGTCAATGAGTTCCGGTGACTTTCCGGAGAGTGGGAAGTATATACAGATTTCTAAAGAAATCTATGATCGTCCCAACTATGCCGCAATGCGAGTAGTCAACGGAAAACTAACTTTTATTGAAAATGTACTGTATCATCAGCGGAGTCTACAAAAAGGTGGAGACCGTTTTCGCACAGTCAAAGGACATGCGAATATTTTAGTTGATGAAACATATCAAGGAGAAACAGAAACATATGACTTCAAGAATCATTGATGTTGCAGACATAGATTGCATCTATCTCAGCTACGACGAGCCGCAAAAGGAAGCGTTCTGGATAAAGATACAGAACATGGTGCCCTGGGCCCGGCGAGTAGATGGAGTCAAAGGTTCAGATGCAGCGCACAAAGCCGCCGCCGCTGCCAGCGACACCGACTTCTTTGTGCTAATCGATGGCGATAATTTGCCCGATCCTGATTTTTTTAATCTACAACTGGCCATTGGCGAAGGGGAAGAAGATGCCGCCTTCCGTTGGAAAGCCCGTAATCATATCAATGGTCTCATGTATGGCAACGGAGGCATGAGCGTGTGGAGTCGGCGGTTTGTAGAAGAAATGCGCACCCACGAAGCCAGTGACGGTACAGATCGCACCGCGGTAGAGTTCTGCTTTGAGCCCAAATATTATGCCATGCACAACTGCCATTCGACCACTTATCCCAATGGCAGTCCTTATCAGGCCTGGCGTGCCGGATTCCGTGAAGGTGTGAAAATGTGTCTGGACAAAGGCCGTCGGCCCACCATGCAAGAGTTTGATGATTCAGTGCAACGACGCAACTTCGATAACCTCTGCATCTGGCAAAGCGTGGGGCGAGATGTGGAAAATGGAATCTGGGCCATAGCCGGTGCAAGGTTAGGTACTACCATGACCATGATACATGACTGGGACCATCGTCGTGTACAAGATTTCGACGAGCTTAAAAAAATCTGGGAGGATTGTGTGCAGGACCTCGACCCCGAGGAGTTGGCCGCCAAAGAAGGGCAATTGCTACGCAGCCGTCTTGGTATGCCCATCGCGGAACTTGACACCGAACAAAGTAGATTCTTTAAACATCATTACTCAACCGGGCATCGTAACCTGGACATGATGACCAAAGAGATCGATGTTATCCGTAGGATCGAGGGTTGGTAATGGCACAGGATCCTCTCTGGAAGATAGTCAAGATATTGCCCACCGACTATTCAGACTATGGCGGTGAAATAAAAAGATGGGCTGACAGCAAAGAAGCTTATCCCGACTGCGCATCGGCTTGTAGACATTGGTGGGCCTTGGATGCAGATTGGGGAGTATGCCGAAATCCTCGCAGTGCCAGGGCCGGGCTGTTGACCTGGGAACACCAGGCTGGATATGATTGTTGGGAATATGATTAAAATTCATCAAAATGGGAATAATGAATAAAGGTGATGAAGTAGTAGGCACAAAGAGCAAGTTCATGGCTTCAGCCGAGTGGATGAAAACAAACCTCGGCGAAGGATTCTGCTTGGCCAAATGGAAACAAGTGAGTCTTCATTTGCCTACGGGGCTCAACAACTCCTGCTATCATCCTCCCTTGCATCACATCGATCCCGCCCCACTCAAGGACAACCCTAGCGCCTTGCACAACACCGAGCACAAAAAACAACAGCGTGTGATCATGCTGAAAAATGAGCGCCCCGGCGAATGCCAATACTGCTGGAACATCGAAGACACTGGTAATCTCAGTGATCGACATTATCGATCCGGGGAACCTTGGGCCGCTGAAGACTACGAAGCCATCCGTGCCAGTGATGGCACCGAAGACTGGATACCCAGTTATGTGGAAGTCAATTTCAATCATGCCTGTAACCTGGCCTGCTCCTATTGCAGTCCACAGTTCTCTTCATCTTGGCAAGCCGAAGTAGACAAATGGGGAGCTTGGCCTACCAGCACACCACACAATGCACCGGAGCATTTTCAAGGCCGCAATCGTCCTGTTCCGCACAGCCAAGACAATCCCTACGTTGATGCGTTCTGGGAATGGTGGCCCCAACTATATCCCAAGCTCAAACATTTCCGCATGACCGGTGGCGAACCTCTTATGGATCGGAATACCTATAAGGTGTTTGATTATGTACTGGCTTTGCCCAATCCCGAGTTGCACCTCAATGTTACTTCCAACTTTTCCGTGGAACTCAAACTGTTTGAGAAATATCTTGACTATGTGAAACGACTCTGCTCTACACAGATAGAACATTTCATGCAGTATGTAAGCCTTGACACTGGCGAGCCACAGCATGCCGAATACATCAGGCACGGACTTAACTTCCGCCGTATGTGGGATTATGTACATCGCTATCTAGATGAGATTCCCTATCGAAACAGCCTCACATTCATCATTACCATGAACAATTTGTCGGTGTTGGGTATACAACGGCAGCTGGAATGGATCCTGGATTTGCGCCGCATGTATTCAAAAACCTATCAGCGTGTGTGGTTCGATACTCCATTGTTACGTCAGCCGCGGTGGCAGAGCCTGCAGATACTTCCGCCGGTATATACTGATCGCCTTGAACGTGTAGCAGACTGGATGGAACTCAATTTAGAGCGCCCCGAGGAACCCTTTCGTGGTTTCAAAGATTACGAAGTGCAAAGAATGCGTCGTGACATCGCTTGGATGAAAGAAGGTCAGAAACTAGATCACGATTATATAGTGGCGCAACGAGCCGATTTTTATCGTTTCTTCAACGAACACGACAAGCGACGCGACACTGATTTTGAACGTACCTTTCCTGAGATGCGTGAATTTTGGCAGGAGTGTAGATATCATGCCCACCGATAAATTCTGCGTGAGACCTTTTATGCACAGTCTCGTTGACACCGAGGGAAGATTCAAACCTTGCTGTCGTAGTCAAGTCGATACTGGATTTAATATTAAAACCCACACTGTCAAAGAGTGGTGGAACAGCGACTATCTGAATGATTTCCGCAACAGGCTAAAAAGAAACGAATACAGCGAGGAATGCAAGAGGTGTTATCGCCAAGAAGAACAAGGATCAAAAAGTTTCCGAGAGTACAGCAACGATCGGTGGCCCACTATTACCGAAGCCACAGATAATCCTATAGATTGGGAGATACAACTATCAAATCTCTGTAATTTAAAGTGCTTGATGTGTAACCCACAATCAAGTAGTCAGTTTCTTGTTGAGGAAAACAAATTATTTGGAAAGTCCTGGGAACAGAAAAAATACGACTGGGATATCAACGACAACAATAAGATACTTGGTATTATGGAGAACAGCAAGAGTTTCATTTTACGTGGAGGCGAGCCTTTTATGCTGCCTTGGGTTCGAGATATCATCTCATCGTTGTCGGAACGTAAAGAAATAATGATAGCTACCAATGGAACTCGATTTGACCGCAGTTGGCTTGATGTGCTCTCAGGACACGACATCAAACTCTGCCTCAGTATTGACGGACATGGAAAACTCAATCACTATATACGGTATCCCAGCAAGTGGGATGAGATATTAAATAATATTAAATTGATGCGTGAGATACCCGGAGTAAATCTTTTTGTAAACACCGTGGTACAGAATCTCAACATATTGCACATTGACAGATTGATGTACTGGGCAAAAGTAGAGGATCTTTTTGTACAGTTTGATATACTGACCAAACCCAAACATCTAGAACCTTCGTGCTTACCCGCAGACCTAGCAAAAGTCGCTCAGGATCGGTTAAGCACAATTCAATATCAAAATCAAAATGGGCTCGACGGAATACTTAACACACTCAATAATGCCAGTGATGAGAACTGGAAAGAATTTGTTGACACTATTAATATCAGAGATAGACATCGTGGTGTAAACATAGTAAACTATGTACCCGAAATGGAGCCTTATTTTGTCTAGATTGCCAAACGAAACAGATTTAGAATTCCGTAAGCGTGTACTTGACAGCAAGAGCTCTAGCTTCTGCGGAGCCAAATGGTACAACGCCACCATATGGTTGGGATCAGGCATGACCACGAGCTGCCATCATCCACCGGCGCACTTTGTACCAGTGGAAGCCATACAACGCAACCCAAAAGCATTACATAACAGCTCAGAGAAGAAACAGGATCGTGCTATGATGCAACGTGGCGAACGCCCTCCTGGCTGCGAGTACTGCTGGAAGATTGAGGATATGGGTCGCGATGCTGTTAGTGATCGAGTCTACAAAAGCGTTATCTACACCGATGAGGAACTCAACGAAGCTTATCTATTACCCACCTCCGAAGACGCAAACCTACGCACCCTTGAAATCAGTTTTGACCGTACTTGCCAATTGGCTTGTAGCTACTGCAATCCTGCTTTCTCTAGCACTTGGGTCAAAGACATTAAAAACAACGGACCCTATCTCGACCTTGTGTCAGATGGCAGGAATCATTTCACTCATGATCATGCTGGTTCTCAAAAGTATAAATTCGGAGAAGTCAATCCGTATGTTGAGGCATTTTTCCGCTGGTGGGAGACTGATCTACATAAGACTCTTACAGAGCTACGCATCACCGGTGGTGAGCCACTCATGTCGGGCTATACCTGGCAACTCATTGACTGGTTCAAACAAAATAGAGGAAAGTCAAAAACAAGGCTAGCTATCAACAGTAATCTAGCCATGGATTTTTCGAAATTAGAAGAGTTACTGGTTGCTACAGAAGGCATAGAACTCGACATTTATACCAGCAACGAAAGCATGGGTCCATGTGCCGAATACATACGCGATGGACTCAATTGGGACCAATGGTGTGCTAATATGATATTATTGATGAAGTCTGGACGACTACGCGGCCTACATAACATGGCCACCATCAATGCATTATGCCTTGAGTCACTACCAGAATTTCTAACTCAACTGTTGACTTGGAAGAGCCAATATGGCACCGACTTTCCCAACTTTACTCTCAACATCCTGCGTTTCCCCAGTTTCCAATCGCCATTGGTATTGCCCAATGACATTAGGATGAAACACAAACAGAGATTAGAAGCATGGCTGGCAAATTTTTACAATCATTGCATGTTACACGAACATGAGCGCAATCATGTGCAGCGTCTGATCGACTATCTTGATGTAGTCAAGACTCCGCATTCAGATGCGTTTGACATACCTCGTCTACACAACGACTTCCGCAAGTTTTACAAGCAATACGATCAACGTAGGGGTAAAAATTTCCCCGAGATATTTCCGGGCTTGGCCGATTGGTACAACACATTATGAGCGACACCAAAGAATTTTACAACAAAGGCTACGACTACAACAGTCGCGCTCCTTACTTCATTGACAGAAAAGACCTCACCGACGAACAATGGCGCCGGCTAACTGAAAGCGAAACTTTCTGCATGTTACCATGGATGCACATGCACGCCTTTCCAGACGGCCGTGCTTACCCTTGCTGTCTAGCCGACTACTGGCATCCTGTTGGAGATCTACGCAAAAACACCATGGAAGAAGTTTGGAATCAAGACGCTTATAAAACTATGCGGCAGAATATGCTTGATAACAAGCCCTGTCAAGAATGCACCAAATGCTACGAACAAGAGAAATCGGGCTTCTTTAGCATGCGTTATGACGCCAATCGCAATTATGGTCATCATATCTCGGAAGTAGATAAAACCAATTACGACGGTAATCACCCTGAGTTTAAGATCCGTTACTGGGACGTGAGATTCAGCAATCTCTGCAACATGCGATGTCGTAGTTGCGGTCCTATCTTTAGCTCAAACTGGTTTAACGATCATGTCAAGATGTATGGCGTGGTACCCGATGTACTCAAACGTCCCATGGCTCGTATAGAGTATACCACCGGTGACGAAGATGGTATGTTGGCACAGATGGAGCCGCACATTCCCTATCTCGAGCAAGTTTACTTTGCTGGCGGAGAACCGTTGATCATGAAAGAACATTACTACATGCTGGAGAAATTGATCGAAGCCGGCAAAACCGATGTTCGATTGATCTACAACACCAACTTTTCAGAACTGCGTTACAAAGACAAACATGTGTTTGAGTTTTGGAAACATTTCAAAACAGTCAACGTGGGTGCCAGCCTTGATGCATCAGGCGCCAGGGCCGAACTCATGCGCAAAGGGACTCAGTGGAGCCAAACCCTAGACAACCGTCGGCGCATGATGGAGGAAGTACCACATGTGGATTTCTATGTCAGTGCCACGGTTAGTTCCATGAATGTATTACATGTGCTTGATTTCCATCGTGAGTGGAGCGATCTAGGTTTGATCAAACCCAAAGACTTTAATGTCAATATCTGCCAGAGCCCCGATTGGTATCGTATCGATATTTTTCCCGAGGAGTTTAAACGGAATGTAATCGAGCCAGCCTATAGACAGCATATTGAGTGGTTAGACCCACAAGATAGTTTGCGACGAGCTACCACTGGTTTTGAAAGCGCCATCAACTTTATGTTGAGCACCGATAATAGCCACCTCTTGCCACGCTGGAGAGAAGAGACTGCCAAGTTGGACCAGGTTCGTAACGAGGACTTTTGGATAATATTCACAGAACTGGGAGTGCTACGTGACGCTGCCTAAAACCATTTGTATGCTGCCATGGGTCAGTATCGAGACTAGCCCAATGGGCACAGCTCGACCCTGCTGTCTAGCCCACGACGAAATAGTAGATGCCGATGGAGAAAAATATGATCTCCATCGGCATACTTTAAAAGAAATCTATGATAGCGATTATATGCAGGATCTGCGTCGCAAATTCCGTGCTGGAGAAAAACCCACCACCTGTAATCGTTGTTGGGAAGAAGAGTCAGCCGGTCGAGACAGTAAAAGAATACACAGTCGAGTTAGACTAAAAGAAATGTATTCCAAAGTTGATTGGTACAACGATCAACCTGATCAACTTTGGTTTTTAGATCTTAAACTAGGTAATATCTGTAATCTCAAATGTCGTATCTGTGGATCGTGGTCCAGTAGTAAGTGGGCTGAAGAGGAAATGAATTATCTTCCTCCTGGGATCAATAAAAAAACACACATAGCCTATACTTGGCTCAAGCAGGGAGCATGGCCTCGCAAGACAGAAGTGTTTTGGGATAACCTTAAAGAATTACTGCCCAACATAAGATATTTTGAATTTACTGGTGGCGAACCCTGGTTAATCAACGAACATTTTGAATTGTTAGAATTTGCTGTTGAGAACGGTTATGGAAAAAACATAGATATACATTACAATACCAATGCTACACAACCACCAACTAGGTTGGTGCCTTTACTAAGCAAACTAGGCAGAGTGGACATAGCATTCAGCATAGACAACATAGGAGACCGATTTGAATATGAACGTCATGGTGCACGATGGAACGAAGCCAATCAAATCATTGATGCCGTGCATGGTTTAAAACTGATGTACCCCAATATCACCACACAACTATGTTTTACCATCAATGTACAAAACGTCTATTATCTCGACGAATTATTGTCCTGGGCGGATACCAAAGAATTTGGCAGCATTTATTTCAATATGCTACACAGTCCTGATCACATGAGCATACAGTATATGACACCGAACGCCAAGGAATTGGTTATCAACAAATTAAAAAACATTTTTTGGAAAACGGCCGCTTATCAACAGGAAATTGATTCTGTCATCAACTTCATTGAAGCAGGTCCCGGCTCTGATGGAAAAACTTTTTGTAAATTAATGAAGCAAACTGACGACTATCGAGAGCAAGATTTAAGAAAAACACACCCGGAAATAGCTGAGGCCATGGGATATGAAAAAGCCTGAGAACCGTCCACCAACATTGTGTATGGCACCGTGGACACATACATATCTCAGTCCGCAGACTGAAAGGCGTATGTGTTGTGCCAGCCGCGAACCTGCGCAGAATTTCCAGCAGTACATTGATGTTTCGTCAGGCACCGGCAAGTATATTCCCATCACCTTAGAAGAGCACTGGAACAGTGAGCACATGCGCGATGTACGACGTCGCATGATAGCTGGAGAGACTTTACCTGAATGTGATGTGTGTAACAGCAAGTTATTGAACACCGACGTTTACCGTAGCTATTTTAATCATCTTTTTGGACATAAGTACAATAGCATATGGGATTCGACAGATGAGTCAGGCCACACCACTATGCAGCCCGTGAGTTGGGATTACAGATTTTCCAACTTGTGTAACTTCAAATGCAGAACCTGTGGAGACATGTTAAGCAGTGCTTGGGAAAGCGAGCAACGCCAACACAACATGATCGACTGGACCAATCCCAAGAATCAGTGGATGGTCCCTGAAATCAAAAGAGAGATTGAACGTTTTCAAAATGAACAGGTAGAGGCCGAGTTTTCAAAGGCCGTTGAGGAGCACCGAGTCGAGGAAGTGTATTGGGTTGGCGGCGAGCCGCTCATGTACGAACAACATTGGCGATACATGAAACGTATCGTAGACTTGGGAGATGGACAAAATGTTTACGCTAGATACAACACAAATCTTAGTCGCATCGACTATCGCGGCATCAATTTGTATAGGGATATTCTTAGTAGGTTACGGGATTGGCAAATCTGTGCAAGCATCGATGGATCGGGACGAATTGGAGAGTATATTCGGACAGGTCTCAATTTTGATCGGTGGCTTGAGAACTTCAAGCAAGGAGTTGAGATCAGTAGTCACCGCCGCCAAATGCGTATTGACTTCACTCTTACACTCCCGGGTCTCCTTGAAGTTCGACGAATGACACAACTTGGGCAAGAACTGGGTGTTGACACTCTAGCAAAGGTCATATTCAGTTTTTCGCCTGATATCATCCTTAGTCCTTTGTCCTTGCCGAGAGAATTGTTAGAACCTTGGTTGGACGAACTTATTCCAGACACACACGGAGCCATGCAGGACATATTAGTGCAACTAAAAAATCGTCCTACATTTCAAGAACAATGGCCAGATTCTTGGCGTGCAGGTCTTGCGAAAGGCAAACGCCGCGTGTTAAAATTAGAGCAGATCAGGAATGATCAATATACCATGGACCACATGCTATGTGAACGTCCAGAGGTACAACAGTGGTGGAGAAACATAGATGTCTGAATTTTTAAAAACATTATCCCAGCTATGGGCAAATATAACTACTAATGCAGCGAATACTAACTCGGAAACCTGGTTGATATTATTAGTCATGTTTGCGGTATGGGCGGTACCTGCTGTGTTAATCACACGCGATTGCATCAAACATCCTGAAAAGTACAAGGACATTGATAAATTTATACCTCCTCATTAAATGAAAAAAGTCAAAATAGTATTGAGAAATCCACTCAATAAAAAACAAGAAATTGATTACAACATAGAGGTTTGCGATCATGACATGGCTGTCAGATGGCACGATGCTCTCAATGACCTGTTGCGTAACAACAATTATCTAGAAAAGAATTTTTGCTTCTTGGGTTTTCCTAACACTGCTCGGGATCTGAGTTTCTTGTGCCGAGAACTGAAATGGGCAAAAAGTTGTATCAATGAGTTTTTTGATGACTATCAAATTGAAGAAGACTATACCCCTGAAACACTGCGACATGGGTGGAATCCAAATCAAGACTTAATGAATGTTTTGCATAATCACTTTGAAGTGTTGCAAGGAACAGTCTGGGGACTCAGTGAGTACTATAAAAAAGCCGATTACGAAACAAAGTTTGCCATACGTCAACTCAATAATATCTGCCATGAGGTCGAAAGTCTCATGTTGAGCCAGCGCAAACAAGCAGAAGCACCCGAGTGGGTACGTCCCAGCCAAATAACCACTTTCCTCAATGCCACACGGCTCGAATATCCCCAAGAATATAAACGTATCTTTGATAAATCAAGATACGATCGTACGTTCGGCACCGTATACCAGCACTGGACACAAATTGGTAAAACTCTCTATGAAGTCTATATTGACGAAGGTGGGCAAGACATCGATCGCGCCGCCTGTGAAGCTATCACGCATCTGAGATACTATTCAGGAGAATTCGACATCGAGTGGGCTAGAGATGTCACCTATGGCGGTGAGTACCCGTGGCACACTGATCGCATGACCGGGTTCTGCGATTGGTTAGTTCGAAATGGTTTTGATCTCGATGATGCAGAGTACAATTATGGATATCATCCAGTGGGGCAGGTCGATATTCGTGGTAGCTTCGGCACAGATCATTATCAAGAAGTTTGGAATACATTGGGCCAGCATCTTGATATCTATAAAATCGAAACAGAGGATGCTGTGGCCGTCTACGATTATTGTTGGACTGACCCCGATTATTATCAACAACAAATTGAAAGATTGCGACCAGGTTATGACTATAGTAGCAGGCGGTGACAGCTTTACTTACGGTTTGGAATTGGCAGATTGTGCCAATTCTCCCAGTAAAAAAACGTTCCCGGCATTGTTGTCTGGTAACGATTATGAATGTGTTGCCTGGGGAGGATATGGCAACGACAGTATTGCTAGAACTGTTGTGGAACGCTGCGAGCGATCGGCAGTCGACGGGGTAATTGTATGTTGGAGTTTTCCCGGACGATATGAGTTTCGATATAGTTATAATACCGGGCAAAGGACCAGCCCGTGGCATGTGATAAATTCTTGGACCATAGTCGACAACATAGACGAAATACGAAAAGAATTTGTTACCGAGAATCATACCATACTTTCACAAGAAAAAGATCATCTCGAAAGAGCCAGCAAAACTGGCATCAAGGATTTTGCTAAAACTTTTTTTCATCATGTAGGCGGAACTGAATATTGGGAAATATATAGTAGTTTAAAAGAAATAGTTTATTTACAAAATTATCTTGACCTAAAAAGATTACCTTATATTTTTACCTGTGTTGATAACAGCATCTTTGAAAATTTTACCGTCAAGGAATCACGCGATCCTTTCATCAAATCTTTGATTTCTCAAATTGACATAGATAAATGGTTTTTGTTTCCGCCCGGTGATAAAAACGGACAGACCCTTACACCAAGAGGTTTTTACCAGTGGGCTAAGGAAAATAAATATCGTATTGGTACTACTCATCCACTTGAAGAAGCACACCAAGATGCTGCTAACTTAATGCAAGGAAGATTCAATGAATTGGTTAAAAAGATTAGTAAATCGCATTAAACTAGAGATACAATATCGCAAAAAACTCAAAGAGATGCGCAAACGTGACCCATTCATCTATAAATGATTTTAGTAAATGGCGATAGTTTTACCTTCGGCGAGGAAAGTTCAGTGGCCTGGCCCAGTCTGGTACCGGGCACAGTAAATATAGCGACCCCCGGAGCAGGCAATGATCATATAGTTTCAAGCACGGTCACATATATCGAAAGACACAAAAACATCGATCGTGCTATAATAGCATGGACTATTCCACATAGGATAACCATCAGTGGCAAGCATCTGACTCCCACTAGCCAAAAGAAATATGGAAATATAGTCAATGAGGTATTCAGTGATTGGGACGAGTCTTGGGCTTGGCAGCAACTACATTCTTCTGTTTCTGCCTTGCATGGGTATCTTGAATACAAAACGATACCTCATGTCTTTGTCAGCACTTTTGGTATACCAGCAAACACATTTCGTGATTGCATGTATTGGTTAGATTGGGGCACAGAAGGCATGGTAGAATGGATGGGAGATTGCTCCAAGGGACCGGGTGGGCACCCTTTAGAACTTGGACACCAAAGAATAGCAGGAAAAATCAATGAGCATATTAGGAGTATCGGCTGGATTCCATGACGCTGCGGTAAGCGTAGTAGATCGGTCAGGGAATATCTTGTTTGCCGGACACAGCGAACGTTACAGCAAAATCAAAAACGACCCCAATGTCTGCCCGGCATTACTGGCGGATGTGATCACTAAGGTAAATCATATATCTTACTATGAAAAACCTTGGTTAAAACAATTACGGCAATGGTATTCGGGTCAAGGCATTGAGTGGAACAAGATGGTCACCGAGTCAATACTTAGAACTCAACTCGGAGATTGGATAAATCAACAAATACCAGGTGTTAATATATTTCAGGAAACCTTCTTCGAAGATGATATTCCGAAAATCAGCAGTCATCGCCATCATCTCAGTCATGCGGCTGCTGGTTTTCAAACCAGCCCCTATCAAGAAGCCACTGTAGTGGTCTGTGATGCCATTGGGGAATGGGATACTGCCAGTATCTATCATGCCTACTATGACGATCATGGTTGTGCTAGGTACAAAAAACTTTGGTCACAGAAATATCCGCACAGCTTGGGTATGTTCTATTCGGCATTTACCAAACGTGTGGGCCTGCGCCCCATGGATGAGGAATACATACTCATGGGCATGTCTGCCTGGGGAAAGAGCACATGTTTTAATCGTATCTATGATGAACAGATTGAAAACATCGCTGAATTAAAATTCAAGAATAACCTGCATCTAGGCGTCAATGACAGTTACCTCGATTCTGCTACCAATGAAGATATCGCTGCCAGCGTACAAGAGATCACTGAATGGGCTGTTTGCAGACTCATCGAGCGAGCCCGTATGTTGGGAAAAAGCGAAAATCTAGTTTACATGGGCGGAGTAGCGCTCAATTGTTTGGCAAATAGATTGATTGGAAAATATTATTCCAATATCTGGATCATGCCCAATCCCGGTGACGCCGGCAGCAGCCTAGGAGCAGCCGCCTTGTCATATGGAAAGAAATTAAACTGGCAAGATGCCTATCTTGGACATATAATTCCAGGACCTTATCCAGTTAACGACTTGCTCGAAGAGCTGTTATCAACTAAAATAGTGGGAGTGGCTTCGGGTGCCGCCGAGTTTGGCCCACGTGCCCTAGGCAACCGTAGTTTGCTAGCCGACCCTAGAGGCGCAGATATAAAGGATCGTGTCAATGAAATCAAGAGACGTCAAAAATTTAGACCCTTTGCCCCAGTCATATTGGCTGAGATGGTAAATGACTACTTCGATATGCCTCCTGGCTGGGTGGCTAGCGATTATATGCAAGTTGTCGCTAAGTGCCGCGAGCCTGATCTTTTTCCTGCTGTATGTCATGTTGATGGCACCAGCCGAGTACAAACTGTACCAAAGAATTCGAGATCGGGCATCCGGCAACTCTTAGAGCAATGGTATGTAATAACAGGTTGTCCCATGTTGCTTAACACTAGTTTAAACATCCGCGGAGAACCCATGGTCAATGATCGTGCAGATGCCGATAGATTTGAACAACACTATAATATAAAGGTAAAATCATGACACAGCGTATTTTAATAATGGGATTACCCGGGGCTGGTAAAACTACACTGGCCACTGCGCTTAGAAAATATCTCGTAGAAAACAGTGATTTTTTCAATACCAGCGCAGAATCTCTTGTCGGCAGCAGAGCCCATGTTGAGTGGTTCAATGCCGACGATGTCCGAAAAAAATTCAACGACTGGGATTTCAGTCACGAAGGGCGTATACGTCAAAGCCACAGGATGCGTGAATTAGCCGATCGTAGCAAAGCAGATTTTGTTATCTGTGATTTTGTAGCTCCGTTGGCCGAGATGAGGTACAATTACAAAGCTGATTGGACCATATGGGTTGACACTATCGATCAAGGTCGATTTGAAGACACGAACAAAATGTTTGTAGAGCCCGAAGTGTACGATTTTCGAATCATTGAACAAAACGCAGAAAAATGGTCGGCATTCATTGGCGAGCACATATTAGATGGACGTCGCCGGCCGGTGTTCGACTGGCGCCGAGAAACAGTGCAGATGTTAGGTCGCTGGCAACCATGGCATCCTGGTCATCGTGCCTTGTTTGAACGATTGATTGCCCGTACGGGACAAGTAGTGATACAGATACGAGATGTGCAAGGCTGGCAAGGTAGTAATCCTTTTGATGTCAATCAAGTTAAAGGATTTATCAAAAGAGATCTTGATCCTTTGTATCAAGGACAGTATGAAATAATGTTGGTTCCCAATATCGTACACATTGGTTGGGGGAGAGGTGTTGGTTATACCAGCGGCGAAGAAACATTTGAAGAAAGCATCACGGATATCAGTGCTACAAAAATACGCAAAGCCATGGGCTACGACAAGTGATTGACACTAAAAAAAGAAGTTTGTTAAAGACTTTGAGTTGGAGATTGACTGGTAGCTTTGCTACCTTTTTGATATCTTATCTCATTTCGGGAAATCTTGCCATCGCCTCGTCGATAGCGGCTGTACAGATAGTGGCAAACACGATACTTTACTATCTGCACGAAAGGCTATGGGACCGCATCAATTGGGGCAGGAAAGGCACCAATTTAGATTAGACTTTAGCTCTCCCCAAGCTCGATTCAACAACTCCCCGCTTTCCAAGAGCTTGTAATTGTGTTCCAGTGTGTCTCGCATTTCATTCAAGAGGTCAGTGAGATCCCGATCGCTGAGAGAGCAAATGTTTTTTACTATCTCAACCACGGCTTGTAGACGATGTATGGGATTTTGTATCTGATCATAACTTTCATCCCACCAACGATCGAAGGTGCGGAATCCATAGCTTTTTAAATAGGCAAGATTATTGGCAGGAGCGAGTAAAACAAAAGGTTGTCTTGCGATAATGGGTTTGAATATCTTTTCAGTGAGATGATGCTTTTTCTCCCAATAGCAGGTTTCGGTGACGATGTGCAAGAAACTTTCCATGTTTTCCCTAATGGCTCCTAGAGTCATGCTACCATTGGGTATTGCATCTTTCCCCGAATCGATCCTGAGAGGAAATTTTACTCCGTCTAAGTATTCTGCAGATTTGTAAACATAGTCCTGATCGATCTTGTATCTATTAATAGATTGTTGTAGATTGTCTCGGTAGTGCCCGTATAAAGGGCATTGATCGCTGTAGCTGATATGCCCCTGGTCAATTAATCCTGCCGCGGCTAGTTCGGCTATTAACATGCTACGGTAAACTCTTGCTCCTCCGGTGAGTCTATTAAATGTAATGTATTTTTTCTTGATTTCTCTTTGCAAGGGATCTTTGATTGAAACATCGAATCGGTAACCACGATACCAGTCTGAAGCAGCAAACACATGGAAGAACGAATAGCAGTCCTGAAAACGATACTGCATCAAAAAACGATTTTTATCTTGACTTTCTTGCTCGGTATTAAGTAAAATAACACGTTGGTCTGTGATGTTTAGTTCTTGCAGTATATGGTCAAACAATTGATTGTTGAATCCCCAGATCAAGGGTTCCTGATCATAACAAATAATTAAAGGACCGCGTTGATGCGGCCCAAGATCTGGTCGGTCATCGGCCAATATCTCGATGCTGCCAATATCAGTGCTGCCAAACGGATAAAGATAAACCAGCCTTGGGTCCTTGCATAAATTTTTAGCGTACTGCCAAATATTGTGATAGTGATTATGGATATTATACATGTTTGATGTTTTTTATTTTGGACCAAAGCCGGGCTTGTTTGAATTTGAACAGCCAGCCAGTGGTCTAGATGATGCCGCTAGAAAAAGCAGGACTCGACTCTGCTGGTATATTTATAGTGGCAACGATTACACAAATTTTGATTTTGATTGGCAGCCATCGCCTTGGGAACAAGATTTCATACAGGTATTCTCTAGCCAATGGCAACGCGATGGTGGTGTTTATCTTGTAAATCCACAAACTGTGCATGCTCGGCAGTGGAAGTTTCAAACTTGCCAACGCATCACTAGATTACCTTGTCAAGAAAACTGGACCATTCCCGACAACATAGATGAAAAATCCGTGGATTTCAGTTGGCATCCAGACCCAATGGATCCACCATATATCTATCACTTTCCCAGTGAATGGCAATCGAGCTCGGGACTGATATATTCTGTGCCTGGCGCCACAGACATTCGATTTGAAGACACAGTACCCGGGGAATCTTTGTCTAGGGTGCTGGATATTTTCTTTGTGGACCACTACAACAATCAAAGCACTGCACGATGGGAACGATTAATCGCACGGTATCCCAACGCACAGAAAATACGTTTCGCTAACAGCCAACTTGATACCATTCGGCGCTGCTGTAATCGGTCTACTACCAATCGTTTTTGGGTAATATCCAGCGAGTGTGTCTATGATGATTTTGATTTCTCTTGGCATCCTGAATCATGGCAGAGATCAATGACTCATGTGTTTGGCAGCCAATGGCAGAAATGGAGCAACACTTTCCTGATCAATCGAGCAGAGTTTGAGCGTAATTCAGCATGGGCGCGAACTCTAGAAGAGTTTCCCAATCTCAACTTCGTGCGAGATCAACCTGTGATCATACCTGATGATTTATATGACATCTACTATGTGGATCATGGAAACTCTCAAAGTCAATCACAATTAGAAAAATTACGCGATGATCATCCTAAGATTAAAACTACAAGATTCGTGGACAACTATCTTGACACGCTCAAGCGCATCATGGCTACAGCTGAGACGGATTATGTTTGGGTAGTATCCAGTATCTGTGATTATTCGATATTTGATTTCTCATGGCAGCCCGAACCCTGGCAGGCTGAGATGATACATGTGTTTGCCAGTAACTCAGAAAAGCGTGGGGACACGTTTTATATAAATGTAGAGTCTTTTAAACAACAAATGGCTGATCTAGAGATCCTGGATTGGTTTGACGTCATCAATTACACCAACGAACAATGGATACAGCGTTTCCCCATGCCTGAGATAGTGTACTCTGGGGACAGCTTAGTGGATGTGGTACGTGAACATGATTTTGGATCCGATATCTATGTCAAGTTTCGATATGATAAAAACGGTAACATAGACTATACCCCTTGCATCTGGCGTTCCAAAGATCGCGCCATACACAGTATCAGCGTCAACAACGCCACTGCACTGGTTCCTAGGGACGTCAAACAGTATCCATTGGTCCAGATGTATGATTATCCCGAAATAGACAAGACCAAACAGACCATGTTGCTGGGAAGACCGTTAGACGTGATATTCATTAGCAACGGCGAAACCGAGGCTGAGAGGTGGTATAAACACCTTGAAGACACACTATTTGACAAGTATACTGGCGAAATCAAGCCCAAGAGAGTCACGAATGTTAACGGACGCACTCGTGCCTATCAAGCAGCCGCAGAAGCTTCAGAAACAGACTGGTTTTTTGCTGTGTTTGCCAAGCTCGAAGTAGTACCCACATTTGATTGGTTTTGGCAGCCCGATTATTTCCAAGAAGCCAAACACTATATCTTCAATGCTCGAAATCCTGTGAATGGGTTGGAATACGGACACATGGGAGTGATCGCCTACAACCGACGATTGGTATTGGAAACAAACGATCCAGGTTTAGACTTTACCCTAAGTCGCGCACACGAAGTTGTTCCTGTGCTGTCGGCAATTGCACACTTTAATTCAGATCCTTGGATGACTTGGCGCACAGCATTCCGCGAATCTCTCAAGCTCAGATATTATCTCGACGAGAATCCCTCATTGGAAACCAAACACAGGTCGAAGGTTTGGTGCACATGTGGCAAAGGAGAAAATGCCGAATGGAGCCTAAAAGGCGCCAATGATGCCATTGCCTACTATGAGCAAGTGCAAGGACATTTACCAGATCTCATGAAAAGTTTCGATTGGGCCTGGCTAAGAGAAAGGTTTGACAATGACCTATAATTCTAAAACTTGTATTGCACCATTCATGATGACCACCATTGACCCGTGGGGAAATCAAAGCCCTTGCCCAATCATTGGTGGAGGTCTTTGGAATTTCAAAGACACCCCGTTGCAACAGCGGTGGAATGGTCCTGAACTCACTGAATTCCGAGAAAAAACATTGAACGGAGAAGAGTTGCCAGCATGCCATAGATGCTTCGAAGCAGAGAAGGTGGATACTTATAGTTTACGTAAAGTCACATGGGATCCAGAACAAGACCCCGAGGGCAAAACTACTTCTGTACTGGGATTAAAATCGCCCAGAGGCATACCAATGATACCAAAAATTGTCATGATGGAGCCGTACTATAAGAAAGGTCCCATGCAGATAGCACTCAAGATCAGCAACATTTGTAATTTACGTTGTAGGTCCTGCAACGGCAAAGACAGCTATTTGTTCCATAAAGAAGGTCAACATTATAACAAAAAATATGGCATCGATGAGCAGTGGTATATCGAAGGACCCAACCAAGGGGTCGACTGGTCAGATCAACAGATTGATGAAATAGTTGAGCATTCAGCAAACTTGCGTAGATTAGAAATCTATGGTGGAGAACCGTTGATTGATAAAAAGTTGCCAATGTTGTTGGGAAAACTAATTGAGTCAGGACAGAGTCAATACATTGATCTCAACGTCAGTACCAATGTCACAAGATTTCCCAGTCAAGAGTGGATCAACATAGTCTCTCATTACAAGAGTTTTAATCTCAATCTCAGTATTGACGGACTGGGACAGCAATTTGAATATCTGCGACATCCGGCGCGATGGAACCGAGTCGAAGAAAATATTCACAAGTTTGTTGAGTTATTTGCTCGGTACGATCATTTCTTTTTACTACCCACAATAACCGTATCGACTATGAATATCTATTATCTTCCCGAGTTGATCGATTATCTTAAAAAGTCTACCGGAGTGTTCCCGCATCTTAATCTAGTAATGAGACCTTTTTGGTATCGTATCAGCAACATACATGAATCAGTTAAATCAAAAATAATATCTAAATTAGAACAGAGCGGGATAGATCAATTAATCCCTTATGCCGATTATATGAGGACTAATGCTGCTGGAAAACGTGGCTGGGAACAATTTAAATTCTGGACTCAGGCCATGGACGAATACCGTGGAGAAAGTTTTGCCGACACATTTCCGGAACTATACCAACTGATGGTAGATGCCGGGCAAGAATTATCTTAGGTAGTCTTGTATGGCTTCGATCACGTACTCAACCTCGCTGTTGGTGAGTTCGGGATAGATAGGAAGGCTCAACGCTTCTGAAGAATGAGCATGGCCCATGCGGAATATCTCGGTGGCATAGTCTACATATTCCTGCGCACAAGGATATTCAAACAAGGGTGTTTCGTAGTGTATCTTGGTTTCTATGCCTTGTGTTTTGAGATGCCCGTGTATCCTTGAACGATCCGGGGTGCGTATCACGAACTTGTGCCAGGCCGATATTGTGTCTTGATCGGGCATGATGACATCTACCCAGTCCGACAGTTCAGATATGTAAAATTCCGCGATCTCTCGCCGACGTCGTTGCCAAGCATCGAAGTATTTGAGTTTGACCAGCAGTTGTGCGCACTCGGCTTCGCTCATCTTGGAGTTGGTGCCAGTCATGTGGAACATGCTGGGTTTGCCGTTGTCGCGGAGATTGACCACACGCTCGGCCACAGTATGATCGTCAGTCAACAGCATGCCCCCCGATCCGTAGGCCGGTAGATTTTTAGTGGGATCAAAACTCAGCACACTGATATCACCCATCTTGCCTGACGGTATGCCTTTCCTTGACGCACCAAAACTCTGCGCCGCGTCTTCGATGATGGGCAAGTTCTCGTTGAAGAAACTGGTTTCTAATTTTAACTTTTCGTAGTCAAGACAATGACCAAAGAGATTGACATACATGACTGCGCCCACGCCGGTACCTTTGAGAGCGTAATCCAGGCTTTCAAAATCCATCAAGGCACGATCATCGATATCACAGAATCTCGGCTCATTGTCGGCCAAAAACACTGAATTGAGCGTGGCCACGAAACTGACAGTTGGTATCAAGATCCGCGTTTGATTTAAACCCAGGGCTTGTTGCGCGAATATCAAGGCCTGTGTACAGGAGTTCACAGATATAGCGAAACGACGCTCACAGCGCAGGGCTATGGCTCGTTCAAATTTTTCAGTACAAGGGCCATCTAGAACCTGGCCAGATCTCCAGACTCGATCGGCAGCATCCAAGAGTTCGTCGCGGAGGTTGTTATACTGTCTTTGGAGACCAGTAAACGGAATTTTTGAGCCAGTCATAGTAAATTGTCGTAAATTATTTTGGCCCAATGTCGATGTCCATCTTCTTTAAAATGATTTGTGTGATCTAAAGAAAATTTTTTTTTGTTGAGATATTCTAGCATGGTATTGTTGTTACCAAAAACCCAATTTGATAAATCTATTTTATTCACCAATGTATAAAGTTCTTTGTACTGGCTAGTTTTTCTGCATGGAAGATTATAATTTTGATCTCTTCGTTGTTGGGATTTGTTGGCAAGGTATAATGCTGTGGTGGATTCGTTAACAAATTCTTTAATATAGTTATTTCCGAGTGCAAGAAAAAATAGAAATTTTATATCTTTTTCTTTAAAATAATCTTGAAGATGTAGTATCAGATAAATCCAATCTCGGAAATTAATGTATTCATTGTGAAGCTCAGTTGCCCAAAATTTATGTATGTGACCGAGATCGTTGGGCAATTCGTTTTTGTTATCGACTAAACAATCATTGCTAGTAAGTCGCAGATATTGTCCTTGTGAATAGCTTAGTTCGTCGCGATCTATTGCAGTCCAGCCGATGATTACTAATTCTGGTGTTGGATTAATAGAAAGATATTCTATTGTAGTTCTGTTGATACGAGAATTGCTGGCTCCGCCGAGCGCTAAATTTACCACTGGTTGATTTAGTAATTTTCCTAGTTGTCCCGGCCACGCCAGTTCTGTACTTTGCAGAGAGAGACCTTCGGTAAAACTACATCCGTTGACCAACACTGTCATCGTTTAATATTCCAATATTCCGAGGTAGTCAGCCATTCATAATATTTCTGGAATCCTTCTTCGATGTCTACTTGTGGATCGTAGCTAAAATCTCTGCGTGCCGCGTCGATATTAAGCGCACCTCTGCTAGGAAAATCTGCATCTTTGTCACGTACTTCAACGGTACCTTGACCTACTATGCGCACTGCTAGATTGGCCGCCTCCAGCAGACTCCAAGAATGGCTCTTGGTGATGTTATAGGTCTTATTGTTGGCCTGCTCACTGAGACCGGCAGCTACGATACCATCGGCAGCATCGTCCACATAGGTAAAGTCCAAGGTCTCTGTGGCACCATTAACTTTGAGCGTTCCACCACGCATGGCAGTCAATATGAACTTGGAAATGACACGATCTTCCACATCCAACGGTCCGTAAACAGCACTGGGACGTATGATGGTGTGTGCTAGACCGTGTCGGCGTGTGTAGTCCCTGACCAACCATTCACCGGCCAGTTTCATGATGCCATATTGTCCCTGTGGCTGGCATGGGGAATTCTCAGTGACATCATCTTTGAAGTCACCATAGACCATACTACTGGAAATATAAACGAATTTTTTAACTCCGTGCTTGACAGAGTTCTCCAAGAGATTTAGCAGGCCTTCGCTCATGGCACGCGATCCCATCTGTGGATTGACGTTGACCACTTTCTGTCGGGGAAAACTGGCCAAGTGTATGACCATCTCGGGTTGGTAGTAGCGCATCAACCAGTCAATGCCACCAGCATCGGAGATGTCGATGCGATGTATGCGATCAGTGGTGATCTTTTTCTTGCGCTCGTCGATGAGATAGTCGAGTTCAGCCTGCGGCACGAGTCCATAGTTGGTACGGATGTCAGTGATGTAAATCTCATGATTTTGGCACTCCAGCCTGGCCACCACATTGTGTCCAATGAGTCCCAATCCCCCTGTTACCAATATCTTCATACTGCCATCCTTGCTTTTATTGTATCATGACTTTGATAGTCCACTAACTTTACATCCTCCATGGTGAACCTGTCAATGCTTTTGATATCGGGGTTGATCCAAAGCTGTGGTGCAGGCCTGGGTTCACGTGCCAACTGCTCTTTTACCTGCTCAACATGGTCTAGATATATGTGTGCGTCACCGAGAACGTGAACCAATTCCCCTACATCCAGATCACACACTTGAGCGATCATGTGAGTAAACACACTGTAACTCGCGATGTTAAAGGGTACACCTAGAAACATATCACAACTTCTCTGATACATCTGACAAGACAATTTTCTATCTTTGCTGACATAAAACTGTGCAAACATATGGCAAGGAGGCAGCGCCATCTGATCTAGTTCTCCGGGATTCCAGGCAGTGATGATATGCCTGCGACCAAAAGGGTCGGTCTTGATACCTTCGATTAAATTAGCAAGTTGATCTACCTCAGTGCGGTCAACTGCCAACCGAGTTCCTCCAAGATGTGCAGATCCCATGTCTTTTCTTACTGTATCTTTGTTCCAATGCCGCCATTGTACACCATACACTCTTCCCAAGTCTCCTTCATGTTTGGCGTGTGGTTGCCAATATGGTGCTAGAGCATTGGAGGTCCAGATAGTGACCGTACCGTCACTGGTACCGTGAGTGATTTCTGCCAGTCGACGTTCGTTGCCTGATCCTTCGATCATCCATAGCAGTTCTCCCAGCATGCTTTTCCATGCTAGTTTTTTTGTAGTTACTGCGGGGAAATTTTCTGCTAAATTATATCGTTGTTGTAGACCAAATAGGCCAATTGTACCAACGCCGGTACGGTCATTCCTGACTTCGCCGTTATTCAGTACTTGTGAGAGAGCGTTTAAATATGTTTTCATATTTTAAGAAATTACAAGAAAAATCGGGACTGGTATCACAACGCTTGATTTGGAATCCTGATAAAAATTCCTTGATCTGTATTCTTACATCAGCTCTGTATTGCCCCTTGATTGTGGTAAGATACGCATAATCTAGATAGGGTTGCACAGCCATTAGCACATCGGGTCCACCTAGAACAAATATGTTCTGATCGGGGTGAGATCGTTGTATTGTTGACAGCACTGAGGTGATCTCCCCACCAACTGGTCTACCATATATAGGAAGATTGTTTGGGCGATTGGTTAATACGTAACAGATACGTCCCGGCAAGGGTTTTGGAAATTTAGGATCATTCCAGGTTTTCCTTCCCATGACTACCACATGTCCCATGGTGAGATCCTGGAATCTTTTCATATCGTGTTTGTTGTGTGGCCAGGGCAAAGTACCGTCGTTGCCCATGGCTCCGTTTATATCGGTAGCGAATATAGCGTTAATCATTTAATTAAAGGTTTTTTAATATTCGATCAGTGACTGGTTGTACGGTCTTGGCGACCTTTTCGACACTGATCATGAAGTCAACATCTTCGATGATGTCTTCCAATGCTTCGAGTTTTTGGTTGATAATTCTTTCTAGGAACTCGGGCTCGTTGCCTTCAGAGATCAGTTGCTCAATGTCGAGCGTTATCTCTGTGCCATCGGACAAGTTGATATTAATGACATCGATGCAATGCAATGGTACCTCTTGCTTCTCTACGTCCTTGATTATACGCTCCCAGATCTGTTTGCGTGTAATGTTAAGACGCGACTGTTTGTTTTTTCGTTGTTTTTTTGGTTTTGATGGCATTTTTGGGAGCAAACGAATTCGCCTCTTTCTCAAGTCTTTCTGCTTCAGCAATGAGTCTCTTTGCTTCGAGTTTCATCTTAGTGGCTTGATCTAATCTTTGCTTGGCAAGATCTGAATCATCTAAAACCTGATTTTGATCGGCTTGTGGTATTACCGGATCTCCGAGATCTCTACCCATTGGCTCACCGGATTTGATCTGTTTTATTAAAGTGTTGAGGTTGTCTAGTTTGATGTCTTCATTGGAATTCGTAGTAGGTGTTACTGTAACAGAGTTGGTTTTTACCCGTGTTAAAAATCCCCCCACATGCAGGCTAGACAAAATACTATTGCCGTCTGCCATCAATGTACGGAATAGCACTTCATTGAACTCGTTGCTGGCTTGCCCCGCTTCGCTTTCCAGGCATTTCATCATTTCGTCGTGCAACAACGACGGCAAAGAATTGGGATAGGCGATCAGAGCTTGATCATCCTCTCCAGGCAGTTGCCTAAAGACTATAACAACCTTTTGGTTATTGTGTTTTCCTACGTGTTTTAACATTTGATTTCTCCTTGGATATTTGATCTTCAACTGAAGGCGTTGATTCAGGCTGGGTTTGATTATCAATTGGCTGGGTTTTTACCACACCCGATGCTTCTAAAAAAGCTTTCAAGCGATCGTGTAATCCGCCAACATTGGCCATTTCATCTGCCCTTATCGCACCTCGTTGAGATACGACTTGGATGATTTGATACATCAAGAGTAGATCTTGTACACCAAGACTTGGTCCTTGAGATTGAGCATTTTCTTGCATTGATTTCTCCAGCGGATAAAGTATACAGATATTTAATGCCTGTAGAAGACCAAGGCAATTTTTCTAAACTACTAGTTGTGCTTGCTGATGTTAATGGCATCTAGTACAAGAGCAAAAAAACTGGCTTCCCCGGGAGACTCAAATGCCGCTACTTTAGAGAAACCAATTTTTTCGTTGGAGTCATAATGATACATGTCACCAAAATAAAATCTACTGCTGGAATTGGTGTAAATCCAATCCAATATCTCCTTTTCGTTGACTCTGAGTTCAAACGATACAGGAAAAAAATGCGGAGGACAATGATTTATCCTCCGCATTCCAAGCACCTCAAGGGGATTCACTTCACGGTCTATCAGAGCCATCGTTGATGATAGTCAATTTGAATTCACTGTTGGTTGGTTGCTCGATGATTATCTTGTCCACTAATAATTCGTCGGCCCTCGACCTAAAACCTTCTACTAAGTCAAACTGTCGAGAGATTGTTGCGATTTCCACTGCTCGGGCAAGATCTTCGAGTGCTGTTTCCACCGCCATAATGCGCTGTATTGCAGACTCTAGATCCTTGGGATCGTTCTTGTATTGGGGCACCGGAAGTTGAATTCCGTCAAGTTTGTCAGCAATCTCTTGGACGGCTTTTTCGTCTAACACGGGCTGTGGAGTGGTCATAGATTTAGTTTACTTGAAAGAGTTGAAAAAGTCTAGGCTACGTCGTATCGAATCTTTGGTTATTTGATCATCGTAGCGATAGGTGACCGAGTTTCCATTGGCAGCTACTTTTGAAAATCCATCTAGTCCTTTGCAGTCCCAACAATGTGTTGCTCCAGGATAAACATGCCAGTCAACTTTGACTTTCTTTTCAATATTCTTCAAAGTAGAGACGCATCGATCGGCTGGTGTTTCGGGGTCGTTGTCACCCATGAGCCAGATCACTGGAATATCGGTGTCGTTGAACAAATAGTTACCACCTCTCCCAAAATCACAGCCTCCGTATAACCCACCTACTGCCCTGGGCCGCAATCGGCCGGATGCCACTTGTTTATAGACATCCTGGCTCGCGGCCAACCCGCCCACCATAGTGCCCAAGCTGAAACCAAACGTAAAGATTCTGTTTTTGTCCACACCGGGAATTTTGCTAAGATGTTCAACGGCATCGTAGAGATCCTTGACCATCCTACCTTCGGCTACAGTGCGATTACGAGAACCCGAGCAATTTTTTCCGGCGTTCCTGGGCTGGTAGTGGTCAACTACTAACACAGTATATCCGGCATCGACAAATACTTTAATCCAGGTTTTTAAATCGCCTTCACTTCTAGCATGTATTCCTGAACAAGCCGGTAACAAAACTAATCCGGGTCCCGGATCGCGAGACTTTTTTGAAGGCAAGAAAACAGCGTTACGGATCGACGACGATGATTCAAACGGAACTATAGAACTAGAAAATTTTAAATCTTCACCAATGGTGGCTTCACGACCATAATTGGCTTGAGCTGAAAGTGATACAACAAGGCCCAGTGTTAAAACCAATGATTTGATCTTCATTTTTTCGATGCCTCTTCGTAGTGAGCCCAAATACCAAAGGGCGGTTCACATCCGGGATTACCTTTGATGATCCAAACGGTGTCACAGTACAACTCGTCACCCCATGATCCAAACGGGTAACCATCTGTGAACATGATGAACTTTTTGGGCTCGATACCTTGTTCTTTCATGAAAGCCCAATTGGCTTCAAAGTCTGTGCCACCGCCACCCTGGGGCTCGTAGTTCATGATATCTTCCAGATTATCGGAAGTAAACATTTGTGGATTATAGACTTCGGTGTCAAAACTCCATACATGGATGCGGTACTCGTCGTAACTATCCATGATGCCTTTGATTTCCGTCAGGAATGCGCGGATATCTTCACTGCCGATGGAACCAGATGTGTCCACTGCTACACAGACATCAATAGTCTCACCGGGCTTCATACCGGGTAGGATAGCATCATGATGCCAACCTTTGCGACTGGGCCGAGCAAAGGTAAAGTCTGATTTGATAGTAGAGATGATCTGTTGCTCCAGCAATTCTTTCCATCCAATCACAGGAGCAGTGAGGTCTTTGATTAATCGTTTGACGCCACTGGGTACATTGCCGGCACCACAGGCCTGTGCGGCTTGTAGTACTGCCTGCTTAATCTCGTCTTTGATTTCTTTCTTTTCAGCATCGGTAAGACGCGGGCGTTTGCCCTGACCATCTTTGTCACCGTTACCGTTACCTTCTCCGTCATCACCAAGATGTTCGTCTAATATCTGTTGAGCTAGATCTTCGATGTTGATTTTATCGGCATTGGTCATCAAATCATCGTAGACTTCTTCGGCACTCATGCCGCGATATTTACTGTCGTAGAGTATAGGAACTACAGTGATACGCTCGCCTACACGCTGTTCCAGCAAGTCAGCATTGACACAATAATCATCAGCGATGTTCCAAATTTTTGGATCACGACTGCCACGCCGCCCCATGTGGTCATAGACAGCATGTAAGACTTCGTGGCCAAACAAGAACTCAGTCTGCTTGAGCGGGAGACTCTTGATGAACTCAGAATTGTAATAGAAGCGACGACCGTCCGTGGCGGCGGTGGGACACCAGTCGTCGGCATTGACCAGTGTCATGCGGGTGGCCAGGTTGCCAAAAAAAGGACTACGGAGAAGGAGACCGACTCGTGCAGTTACCAACTTTTCACGTGCCTCGGCATCTACTCGAGCGTTAGTGGTAGTTTGAGTTTTAGATCTTTCTGCTAGGGTATTGTCAGACATTGGATGCTCCTTACTGTATATTTTATATTATACAAGAACGGGAATTATCGGTCAATCGAGCAAAAAACGGGGGACTTATGCGCCCTGATGCGCGGCCCCCGAGCCCGTGACGGCTAGACTTTACTTACCGCTCGCGGCAATGATATACTTGCCAAACCGTTGATGGAACTCATCAAAGGATTTCATCTTGCCAGGAACCATGGGTAGATTGTAGGTGGTAAGAGCCACTCGAGCACCCATGACCACCAGTTCGGTAGTGAAATTATCCATCATGAATCGCAGGAAGTTATCGGCCTGGGCATGCCACTCACTAATCTTGCTATTGCTGAGTTTCTTATGCTGTTCCTGTAATTCATAGCACATGGAAACAGTCAGCGAGTACATGGCACTGACCTCTTTGACTTTGAGTTCTTTGACTTTACCAGCCAAGACTTGTTCGGGATTGGGCATCTGGCTTGATACTTTGCGGTGAGCCATAAATTTCACAGCCAACCCTTCGCCCACAGTACCGGCGATCAAATCAGTGAGCTCAGCATCAGTGGTTTCGTCATCATCCAAGAAGTCCGAGACAAAGCTCCAAGAACGTGGCGTAGCGAAACTGCGGCTGGCCGAGCGCGGATCAAAATCCATGAGGTCTTGTTTGGCGAAGCTGAGGTAGCCCACCACGTCTTTATGGATCTTTTTGTTGACAGCCCATTGTTGCCACGAATCAAAGTCAGATCGAACTTCAATGTGGACGAAACGATTGGCCAGCGGAGTGGGCATACGATATGAGATGCCCTTGTCGCTTTCACGATTACCAGCGGCAACCAACACGACATTGTCAGGTAGTATATACTTGCCTACTCGACGGTTAAGAATGAGTTGGAATGCGGCACCTTGTACAGCAGGCACAGCCTGATTCATTTCATCCAGGAACAACACCACGATGGGATATTGTTGAGCCATCTCTGTAGTAGGCAAATCGATGGGAGGAGCCCAGTCCATAAGGCCGGTCTCTTTATTAAAGAATGGGATACCACGGATGTCGGTGGGCTCCATTTGACCCAAACGAAGGTCGATCATATAGCCGCCCATTTCGGTGGCCAAGTCAGAGATCAATTCGCTTTTGCCGATTCCGGGAGGACCCCAGAGAAAGACTGGGCGTTTCTTTTTAAAGCACCGTAGCACACGGCTCCGGGCTTCGCTGGGGGTTACAGTACGATTTTCGCTTACACTCATCACGGACTCCTTTTAAAGGTTATTGCTTCAGGGTATAGTTATTGTAAAATATCAGGGATTTCAGGTCAACCACTGCATTCTTGCTAGAAAGATCCCCGGCGAAGTATCCAAGCGAGTGGCAGAACCTAGTGGCTCGGGGATTTCCATTAACAGTATTCGTAGAACTTGACAGCAGGGTCAAGGGCCAAGAGTTCTTCGGCACAGCGACAGAGATTGCGATATCTACGATTGGCTTCGGCCTGGCTGATCTCGCCATCGCAGGAGAGATTTTCTGGACTGAGTTGGCTGTCGATCTTGTTGGCGATTTTCTGGCGATCTGCGGCGTTGGCTAGATCCAAAGGTCGGGCACCAAAGATGGCGCTGTACCGGTTTTCAAGATCTACGAATGCTTTGAGGTTTTTCATGTCTGCTCCTTTTTAATTACTATACCATATATTATACGAAAATGGGCATTTTCGGTCAACCGCCCCAAAAAACCCCATTTTTAGGTGTTGTTTTTTTGCAACACTTATCAATTGAGCATGGTAGCGAACATGGCCAGGAATTTCCAGGCTGATGTCACACAAACCACTGCCAGCCCAAATATAAAGCCCACAACAGCGGTCACCGCGTTGGGGAAAAAATAAAAGAGAGATCCCAGTATCACAGCCCAAGTTCCAAAATAACCTATAGCATACATGGCGTTTCCTTCAATGATAATATACCTATATTTTATCTAAAACAGAATTTTTGGTCAACCATAAAATACCCCCAGTTTGCTATATCATAGTATTAGATCATAAATACTTCAGCACGGGACGACTGACCAAATTGCCGGCAAAACATCTGGTCTAACGTGACCGTTAGCTCAAAAACTCCAGGAGAAAATAAATGGAAAAAAGAACTCTTCGTTGGGTACTAGCCCACGAGCCAATCGAGATCTTTATCCGTGCCGCGGAAAAGTTTGCTAAATCCATCGGCGTCAAGACCAATGGTGCTATCAGCATCGAGATCATGACAGCCGAAGAATATGGCCAAAAATACCATGGCATGGACAAAGTCGATACACAATATCGTTACGATCTCATCAAGCATCTCCAAAACGGCGAACTTGAAATGAGCCAGATGTACACAACAACATTGGGCTCCATGTACGACAATGATTTACTCGCGATTGACATGCCTTACATTTTCCGCGATCACGAGCATGTTGCCCGTGTGCTCGACGGCGAAATTGGCAAGAGCCTGCGTGATGGCCTCGAAGCCAAAACAAATATGGCCTCATTGGCTTTTACATACTCGGGTGGTTTCCGTGTATTGCCTGCCAGCAAGAAGATCACCAGCATTGACCAGTTGTTGGGCGAGAGAGTTCGTGTTGGAAGCCAAGTTTCCAAGGAAACATTCAAGGCCCTGGGCTGCGAAGCAGTTGATGGCATCTTGATCGAAGAACTCGGCGAGGCAATCGGCGACGGCCGCATTGTTGCTGGCGAGTCAACTTACCCACGTCTTTATGGCACAGAGCAAACTGTAGCTCCTTATAAAACTGCCAAGGCAGTCATTAATACTGAGCATAGTTTGTTTTTAACAACCATCCTTATCAACAAGGATATCTGGAACAGCTTTGACGCTGAACTGCAACAGTTCATGCTTGAAGCCGCTCATGAGGCTGCATTGGAAGAGCGTAAAGAAGCACTTGCAGACATCAAGAAGAACCAGGCACGCTTGGCTCAAGACGGTGTTGAAGTTGTGGATTTACCACAGAGTGAATTAGACCTGTTCAAAGAAAGAACAGCCGTTGTGTATGACACATTGGCTGACATCTTCTCTGATGGTCTTGTTGCAAAGATCAAAAATGCTTAATCAGCAAATGAGATCAAAAAAAAGCCCGCTTTAAGCGGGCTTTTTTGTTGCTTGAAAATCTAAGATTATTCAGCGTAGTCTGTTTTAGCAGATTTTTTGGAAGCGGAAACAGGCATTCTAAAGAATTTAGCTAGATCAAAATGAGCGACTTCGTTGACTGCTTTAACGCTCTCTTCGGTGAAACGAGTACCGACTTCTGTGGCAACCTTGACTGCACTCTTGGTATAGGCTGTCTGTCCGTCGATGAAACTGTTGAGGGCTTCTTTGATGCCGTCGTGTTGAACAAATAAGCCAACGATCTGCTTCTTGCTGTTTTGGAATGTGTCGATGTAAAAATCTGGTGATGTGTAAAACATTTTGCTTTCTCCTTGAGTTAAGCGAGTTTAGATACCTTGACCCGCACCATGCGGCATCTCGGTGTACTGCATTCATTGATTGTAACATTATTTATATTGCATTGCAACATATAATATACCCACTTTATAGATCAGTTTGGCCAAAAAATTTTTTACTGATGTTTGCGTACCAGTAAATACTACACTAATCGATTAGGAGATTTTTCAAAATGGAAATTATCATCATCATAGCAGTCATCGCCGGTATCGCTTTTTTAGTAATCCGCGGGTTCGATGCCAACAAAGACGGTAAAGTGACTCTTGACGAAGTCAAGTCAGCGGCTGATGTCAACAAAGACGGTAAAGTCGATGTCGAAGACGTCAAAGTCGTTGCTGTCAAGGCCAAAACCGCTGCCAAGAAAACAGTGGCCAAGGCTGGTGCAAAGACTCGTGCAATCGTCAAAAAAGTCGCGACTAAAAAACCCGCGGCCAAGAAAGCCACTACCAAGTAATTGGTAGATGAAACAATAAAACATATCAGGGTAGGCAAAAACGGACCTCAGGGTCCGTTTTTTATTGGCTAAGATTATCCAAGTACTGTTTTAAGTTGCCGCCATAAAGACCCAGCATGGTAGCTTCTTTTTCCTCAAATACCAAGATTTTTTTACGTTTACCAAACAGGAAATACACACTGGGAAAGTGTCGTTCCAATTGCAGGATGTTGCCGTTGCTGAGAGGCTCGGTGAGCTCGTAGGTGTAGTGTCTGAGTCCCAAAGTCTTGGCCAGGAATGTATAACCTTCCATGGTAAGGCTGAGGCTGTTGGAGTCAGTGGGATTGCTCCAAACACGCAAGCGTAGATCTCGTTGGGATCCTCGAGAACCCGACATCTCCCAAAAAATTTTAGTTAATTGAGGCTGAGTAAAACGCTTAGGGGTAGATTTGGTCACCGGCTTTGAGCAAGACTACTGTGAACTTGTCGGTCTTGAACAGGGTGTTGAGTTTCTTGGCCAAATTGATGGCATGACCGGGATTGGAGAAACTAACTTTCTTGTACTTGGGTCCAGGATAAGAAACCAAGATATTATGTGTCTTGAGGTTGATCGGTTTCCCGTCAAAAAATACCGCCCAGATGCCCTCGCTACTGAGTACTTGATCGCTCTTGTAGGATGATTTGTTGACGTGCTCGATGATCACGGTTGGTTTTGGTCTAGACATTCTCGATTCTCTTGTCTTTTATTTATCTTCAATAACAGCGTAGATTAAAACTTACCACCGTCCATCTCGACATTGATCTGAGAATCCTCATCCTTTACTTGAAGTTGAGAAGTTAGCTCGCTGACGAGGGACAACAAAGCAAAAATGTCTGCGTGCAAATTCCTGGCATCAGCAGCTGAAATATTAAGGTCTTTCTGCCCAGTTTGATTCATGACCTTGACACGATCGTTGAAGGATTTTATGTGTAGCCCTGGATTATTGTTCATTTTTTTGTTCCTCTAGTGCTTGCTTCATTTCCTCGTGGCTGTGAAACGGTCCTAGGTAACCATAACGATTCAAGGTTATCAGTTTGGGACTAAACTCGTTGATCCAGTTATCTCCATGTTTTATGAGATAGTAGCCGGCACAATAGTAACTTTTACTTTTCTCGTCGAGACTGTAAATAGGCAGTTGTCGTTGCAGATTAAATACTCCGTTGTGCGGAACGTGGCGGCATGGAAACCCATATATTTCTTTGATCTTAGATTTTTTAGTATCATTGGATTTTTTTGACAGATTGATGTTATACTGTCGCTTGATAGCGATCATGCTGGGAAAATATTGCCGATCCTGATCTTTGACGAAGGTGAAACCACCATCGTCTTTGGCCTGTATGGTGGCCACAGGCTTGCCTTCCTTCTCGACTACCCAGAACTTGTTTTTGACCACTTGTGTTGCAATCAGCCGTTCGGTCATGTTTGATATCCTGCCGATAAAAAATCCACATATTGTTGTACATTGTCAGAAATTCTGTTCAGTTCGTATTTGCCACAAAATTTCAAGAACTTTGTACCAATTTGAGGAACCTCTTTGGAGATAGAGTTTTCTGCGATAGTTTCGGCGATCTTGACTTTGACCATGTCGGGTTGTGCAGTGAGGTCTACTAGTGTACGATTACGCTCGTAGTCATCCAGCACACGATGCTCTTCTCCGTTGTGATCTACCCATCGTTGAAGCATAAGGTTATTCCAGTTGAAACCTTTTTTGCCACGATCCTCGTAGGCTTCTAATAGACCCACCTTATTCTTTGAACCCTTGGTGCGAACACCGGGATAAGCCGAAAAAACATTGTCGGTGGGGTCACCACGCATGCATTTCTCAAACAAGATCCATTGTGGGTCCGGAATGCGTTTGGGTTCCTTGGTTTTTTTATCTACAACTGGTTTACCTTTTTTGTCAAAGATGCCTTCGATGGTATGCAACTCGTCGGCGATCCCGTTGTACTGATTGACATTGGTGGCCAACAATTGATGGAAATCTGTGTCACTGCTGACAATGGTATGATGATCTAAAGGGTGGCTTTGTATCCAGCCAGCAATGAGATCATCAGCTTCAAGCTCTGGATGTTGTAGAACTGTGCAGTTGGTTTTTTCGTAAAGGAAGGTTTTGAGCTCATCAAAGGCTTCCCAAAACAAGCGATCTTCTTCTTGTTCGCTTTCAGTGAGAGCGGCACGAGCTACAGAACGATTCTTTTTGTAAGGTTCGTAAAAGTCCTTGCGCCAGCTACGACCCTCTAGGCAAAATACTACATGGTCAGCGTTTTGATCTCGCCAACTTTTGGCCACACTGGCCAGTGTGACATACACAGCGAAACCCAACCGATCCCAGGTATCGCTCTGTCTATGGGCCGCATGGCGTGCGCGGAAGAAAGTGTTGGCAGTGTCTACGATCAGATATCTCATAGGATAATAGTAGCAGTTTATGATAAACGTGTCAAGTGCGGGAGAAGAAATTCTGCCCATTTTTTATGGGCGTCTTTTCCAAAATGGTACGATTCTGGGGATATTGGGCTACAACCATTGTTAGATAACCATCCAAAATAAGTACCAGATTTATCGTAAGGAGAAATATAAGATGATCCCCAATCATATTTGGGTAAACCGTTGGATCTTATCCAGTGGAAATGACTGTAGCAGTTAAAAAACAGATGCGGTATTTTGAGTTCATTGAGTTTGAGATGGAACGCCCAGATGCGATCGTGCCACATTATTTCACAATCATTTAATCTTTGACTTTGTGTGATTACCCAGTTACGATATTTGTCTCTTAGTTCATTTGGGACAGAATCTTTTCCTGAACAATTTACTTGTAACCATTGTCCGTTGTGGAACCATTCCTCTCTTTCCCAGGTCGTCCATCCTATCAAGATAGCGTCCGGACGATGTTTTTCTAGGTATTCGAGCGTGGTACGAACAATACGGTCATTGCCTCCAGCCGATTCTGAATCATTAAATCTTTCCCAGCCTATTTTTTCGGCTAGGATGGCTCCAAAACTAACCTTTTCGTTGTCAGGATGTGGCCGTCGGCCCAACGAGATATATCTACTGTCGTCTTCGGCAAACGCACAAGGATTGTCTGCTTCGGCTCCAGCGGCATTGCTGTCGCCGTTGATGTAAAGGATCATGAAACCGAAGTTTTACCGCCACCGAGATCTTGGGTATCTGACCTGCGGGCGGTGGCATAGTTGGCCTCCCACTGTTCATAGTTTTCTTGCACAACATTGCGACAAACATCTTGGAACCAACGATCAACAATGACAGATTCTTCTTCATTGGGTTTGCGTTGATATCCTGCACGAACGAGATTGGTGATAAACTTGTCGTTCCAGTCTAGTTCAAAAGCACCATTGCCGATATTATCTGGATCTAGTTCTACTTGCACAACAGAAATATAAGGTTCGCCTTTTTCTGTAGCGATATCCTTGGCTGACTTTTTAGCCGCCTTGGGCGTTTCCGCTTTGGTTTCAGTTTTTTTCTTTTTGAGTCGATCAAATATTCCCATTTGCATTCCTTTTTATCATCATGATCAAGGCTTCATTTCTGTGATACCAACGGTCTTCTATCACAGGTTCCCCTGGACCAGTGATGGTTCGGCGACCCCTCACGGCCCGACCCCAGATCCAACTACCTGTGTTATAACATCTCCGCGGAAACACAGAAACACGATATTCGAATACAGCACGATCGTTAAAACTTTTGTGATTTTGCATGATACGATTGATACGATCTAGGGCCGATTCCAGCAACCACATCATGTGCCCCAGGCATTGCGCCAGATATCTACCTGCAGTCTAGGACTATAACGCCAGCCGCGCTCCATGGCCAATCTAGCCACTTCCTGTGTATTGAGATTATAGACCTGCGGCACGCCGCCCACGGGCATGAGATAAATTGGCCCGCCAAAGCCGGCTTCGCGGAACTCGGCTACAGCACGTTCAGCATCCTCTACATCTTGTCTGGTGGCCACGACAAATTTGACATAGGTCATACCTACCATTTCGTAACTCTTGATGATCTTGGCATTGATGGCCTTGTCCCATGCTTCTCCTGAACAAGGTAGTTTTGGGCTGACACTGAATGTCAACCGATCATAGTCTCGTCCATGCCTGGTAAATTCTTCAAATAGATAATCTCTTACTTCGGGATAGAGTTCCTGTGTGCCATTGGTTTCAAATGTGAGATTTCTTAGACCGTTGGCACGACAACGCTCTAACATCTGCGGGTATAGTTTTTGATAGCCAAGCAAGGGTTCTCCGCCAGTGATAACGAGGTGTACATCATCGTTTTGCCAACCACTGGAGTTCCAATTACCACCGGGTATGATAGCGTGCATTTTATCAACTATAGTATCAACGTCGTCTTGTTCGTTGAAATGTTTAAATTCGGGATAGATCGACGCATAGGTATCACAGCCCGATGTGACCAAGGGCAGGTCTTCAAACCGCTTGTATTTTTCTGGTTCAGCCCGGATCATTTCAATTATGTCCACCACTTCGGGATTGTGGCCTTCTATGACTTCATCGCGTGGCCGACCAAACTTGCGGCAGCGAAAGTTGCAACCATAAGTTCGGAAGAATACCGATGGCACACCGGCCCAGCGTCCTTCGCCTTGTAGGCTGTAGAATATTTCTGTGTAGGTTATTTTTTCCATGGTTATTTGTGGTTTGTTGAAAACGGCCACTCAGTGGCATCTTTTATATCTTCGTTATAGGGGTCAACATTTTCTTCCAAGATGGCTGTGTCGCCATAGCCGCTGGCATCCACGAGATCGATCTTCACAGGACCAAGGATACGCACATGATCATCCTCGATCTCCCAGTTGTGATCGCCATCATAGATCCATCCAGTGCCACATCGTCCATCTTCGTCTTCTCGTTCCCAACGCAGTAAGGCTTCGATTTCTGCTTTCTCCTCGTCAGTGAATCCGTCGGAAAAGTTTACATACACCGCACATAGGTCGTCAAGTTCGCAACCCCAGCCCACTTCAGGACGACAATGTATCCCATTGTTGGTTTCTACTTCGAACTTCCATACAGGTTCATCTTCTTCTCTGAAGCCGTAGCCCCAACGCCATATTTCGGTTACATCAAAACCGCGGATACTGCCATCGGGTAAGCGTTCGAACACATCAACAAAGTATTCTACCGATTTCTTTTCCAAGGGAGTGATGCGATAAAGTTTTTCCATGTTTGTATTTTACACGAATGAGTTGACGATTCCTACCAGATATATCACCGTAATCACCAATTGCACAACGAACAGGCTGGTCTTACGCCAAAGCACGGCCTGGATCACCCAGCCTACGTTGCTGATCAGTAAGACCCAGATGTTCAAGGGATACACATTGAAACTGGTAAGGACCACGCCTGCTATCAGCAGGGCCGTGATCCCCCACTCAAACCAAAACTGCCAGGGTCGGCGTAGCCAGTCAATCACTTCATGTTCCTGGCTTCTTCTCTCCAGGGTGCTAGGCTGACCAAAGGTGTCAGTGCCAAGATCACTGCCAGTTTGAACAATGTGCTACCTGAAACGATGCGTGAAATGGCCTTGTTGATCTCCATGGCATCACCGCCCAGCAAGGGTGGAATGAACACGAAAGCGAACAACACGAACAACACAGCATCAACAGGAAGGCTTACTAGATTGCTGACAAAGGTCCTTGTCCATGAACCCCAGTCGCGTTCCCACAGATTCTGATATACCACGGTGTTGACCCACTGGCTCACTATGGTAGCGATCTCGCTGCCGATCACAATGCCCAGGCTCATCTTCCACACAGCATCAAAATGCACGCTGGGTCGGAATTCTGGTGCAGGGATGAAAGTCATGGCGTACATGAACGCCGCGATAAGCAGGTTCAACACCACGCCGATCAGGATCACCCGTTGTACCACGGCAGCACCGGCCAACTTATGCAACATGTCTCGCACAACGAAAACCACTGCGAACAAGAGTGCACCGGCTGGTGTGACCACCCAACCAAAGTCCAGGAACTTGGCGGCTGCGAAGTCTGCCACGGTCATGGCCATGATCAATGTGGCCGCGAGTCCTATGATCCAGTACAAAGTATTCCGGTCTAGACTCATCAAAGGTCGATCAAAAAATCTATCATTCAAACTTGTTGTAGTGCCCATTTCAACTGCCTCCTTTTTAGATAACTTATTTTAACTTAGATCCACATGAAGATCTAGGTTATTTGGTAACGAATACATCATTGTACTGCCGAAGTGTCCGGATGAATGTGGTGCATTTAGGTAACTGTTTTAAATTGCTGGCACCCACATAGGTGCAGGTACTGCGAAGACCTCCAAGGATATCCAGCACGGTGTTTTTCACTGGACCTTTGTATTGTATTTCAACTGTTCGGCCTTCGGAAGATCGATATTCGGCTACACCACCGTGATGTTTTTCCATGGCAGTGTCTGAACTCATGCCGTAGAATGTGACCTTGCCGTCTTTGATCTCACCACCACCTTCATCATGTCCTGCCAGCATGCCACCCAGCATGACAAAGTCAGCACCGGCACCAAAGGCCTTGGCCACATCGCCTGGGCAGGTACATCCACCATCAGCGATGATATGACCACCCATGCCGTGTGCGGCATCAGCACACTCAATGATGGCCGACAGTTGCGGGTAGCCAACACCGGTCTGTATGCGAGTGGTGCACACACTGCCGGGACCTATGCCTACTTTGACTATGTCTGCCCCACGCAGTATCAACTCCTGTGTCATGTCCGCAGTGACCACGTTGCCGGCGATGATCACATGTTGGGCAAAGGTCTGTCGCACCAGTTCAACAAAATCACCAAAATGTTCACTGTAGCCGTTGGCCACATCTATGCAGATGAACTTGATCTGTGGCTGTGCTTTGAGTATCACTTGTAGTTTGGCAAACTCTATTTCGCTGGTACCGGTACTCACAGCCAAGCGATCAGGATCAATCTCACCGCATTCACGATTCCAATCGGCCACGGTGTGATTTTTCACCATGCACGCAAACATTTCATGCTGGGCCAGGCTGCGGGCCATGGCCCATGTGCCCACTCCATCCATGTTGGACGCCATGATGGGCACTCCCGACCAAGTTTGTTGGCTGTGTCGGAAACGATAACTGCGACTCAAGTTTACTTCTCGTCTGGTGCCAAGAGTGCTACGCTTGGGCCTGATCAACACATCACGGAAATCCAGTTTGATATCTTCTTCTATACGCATGCTTCTTCTGCCAAATATCGTTGAAGTTCTTTGTCAGTGGGTTCTACCGAATAGTTTTGCTTGAAAAATATTTCATAAGAATCTGACCCATACTTGCCGATGCCATAGAGTTCGGTGGCATCTTTGCCGTCCCAGTTCAGGAAATCTCGGGTCATTCCTTGTAGTCTTTTGGTGCGTACATTGACCATGCCCAAGGGCCAAATCACATCTCGGATCTCATCCTCGGTGGCATACTTGAAATCAGTGGGCGTGGGCCACTTGTGCATGAACACAGGAAACACGGTTTTCACAGGCTTGCGACCAGTTTGATTCAGCATGATCACGCCCACCATGTGTTGCCAGGCACGGATGCGCTGATCCTGTGCTGGCAATTGCTGTTGCACCATTAAATCATCTCGGAGTGGTTGGATCATTTGTATATGATAACGCGATGCAGATTGAAAATCAATCGATAAAGGTTGAATATTCTCGATCTCTTGCCCAGTTTATGATGTTTTTTATCACTTCGTTTTCCTGCGATAGGAAAAAATGCGGACCGGGATCTAAACCTGGGAGGCCAAGATGCGGTTGTCCACCAGTGACGGTGATACTATCAAATCTTTCCATTTGTTTTTTGGCAAAGGAATATTTACACCGAGGTGTTTCATCATTGGTATGATGCACTATCAACAGAGGTCGATTGGTGTATATTTCGTTTACGCCTATTCCTTGATTTTCTGTTGACATGTCAGCAGACCATGTCCCGCTACCAATGATAGTCTTGTCGAGGCAATCTCTTTTGGCCAACTCTGACATTTCTAGGCTGCCGTAACTGTGCCCGTACCCCATTATTTTGCTCTTTGGAAACATCGCTCTGAGATCTTTGATGATCTCTTCTATCGTGGAGATACGCTGTTCTGTTATGCGTTCTGCAGGATTCATTCCTGCAGTAGATCCCAACAGCATTTCTTTAAAATAGCGTTTGGGAAAATCCACAGTGACCATGATCACATCTCGATTCAGCCACAAGTTCATGGCCCTCCAAGTAAACCCGTCGGGCTGAGCAGTAGCTATTTCTTCTTCATCTAAGAATAAACCAAGAGGTTTAGTGCCACCGAGCACATATATCATGACTATATCAGCTTTTTTCGTCCTGCTAAAAATACCAACGGCTGTGCGTGCCTCCCCGGTTCCATAGTATTTCAACTTTTTATGAGCAGTGGCATTTTTCATCACTGCTTCAAAATAAGAAATCATTTACTTACTAGCCTCTATTTGCTTCTCATATTTTGTCGTCAGAGTCTTCATGGTAGATATCCTGCTACGGAAATATTCTTCAGTGGTGACGCCTTCGAACTGAGGTGCCAACAAGTCGGCCATGTCGATCATGGTCTTCTTTCCAATGACTACCTGGGCACGAGTCAATATGTCACCAATTTCCTTGCGTCTTTCTGCTGGCATGGCCCGGTTGGCTATGGTCATTTGGAAGATCGTTGGTGTGTTGAATCCTTGCTCACGCACGGTACGCACTTCGGGCATGTCATCCACACGCTGACCGCAATTGATACCCAAGATCTGTAATTTGGGTTGTTTTTCTTTGAACTGCTGATAGTTGACCACACGCTCTAGCACCATGTTCACACCATTGTTGCCTACCATGTTGATCAAGCCATCATAGTTGCTCTTGAACACTATGTATTTGACTTTGAAGCCATAGCGTTCAGCCAACATCAGACTGGTGATGTGTGCGGCATTGCCAAACCCTGTGCCACCCACGATGATTTCCTGTCCTCGGATATCGGCTAAACTGGCCAGGCCTCGTTTTGTGTCGCCCACGTTGGTGACCACAGCCCAGCAAGCATCTCCTTGTGCGAACACAGGAACGTAGTCTTCTTCTTTGAGATGCCCGGCCTTGACGTTTTCAACGAAACTGGGTGCGATGCCCGAGATGCGATTCTTGGGATCTTGGTCCATGTATCTAGCCGCTATCACGCCCTGCGCTCCGGGTTTGAATTCGGGAACAAACAGATATTTGTTTTGCAGTTTGTTCGCTTCTTCGAGGGTTTTCTGGATCAATGGCACAGTAGCATGTGTAGCGCCAGCACCAATGACTACAGTTATGGTTTCTTGTTTGGCCTGTGCAGAGACCATTAAAAATCCGGTTAGGATGACCCCTAATAGTTTTTTCATTTTGACTCCATTGGTTTTAGGTTAGGTAATACTTGAAAAACTACAATTTTAATCTTTTATCCTTCATAGATTGCAGAATTACCGGCATGTTCGAATACTTCTACTGAACGCAGTTTCACATCCTGTCCAACAGGATAGCGTGGTTCAAATGATTCGATATGATCGGTGCCTTTCATTAGACGATAAGGTCGACTGGTCTGGAAGCAATACAGTATCTTGGCCATCTCACGATAAGCCAGTTCTGCGAATTTTTCGCAGCCTACTGCTGGCACGATTCTGAGATCACACACTCCTTCTTGGTCCTGCAAGCCCATGGCAGCCATCTTGCGGAACATGTCTACATGGGGATCATCTTCGGCCACTACCAAGGTATGATCAAACATGTATTCGCTCCACTCTTTGAATGCTTTTAGTCCACCGAAGTCCATAACCCAATTGCGACTATCAAGGGTAGTAGACTCAAATACAAGACGAATGCCAATGCTATAACCATGCAATAGGCTGCAATGACTGTGAGTGCTACGCCATTGACGGAAACAACATGAAAGACCCCTGTCTGTGCCATAAGTTTTCGTTGATACATATTTTGCCATTTTTGTCTCCTATGATAGCAAGACACGCAGAATTTCTAGAGCGGGATGAGCGTCGAAAAGGCCGCTTTGAATCATTATAGACGTATATTTATCGTGTACTGCTAGTTCATGAAAAATCGCTGATACCATGGCAGCATTTCGGTTTGATAATCTATTTCTATGTCCATGAGTTGATTATACACGATCTTTCTAGTGATATCAAGACGTTCTTGCTTGGTTTTTGCACCTAAAACCACTACAACAAAGTTGCGATCGTTCTTGGATACCATGAGTGCCACACACCATCCGGCGGCCGATGTGGACCCAGTCTTGGAGATCACGATCTCATCAAACTCAAACAGCAGAGGTCGATTGGTATTTTGTATCTCAATGGTGCGAACCTTCTGTCGGAGACTGATGTCAAACAAGGCCTGTTTCTGTACCGAAGTTTCTACTATAAAAGGATACAGGGCCGAGGCCTCGATCATCTCTACCACCTCTCCTGCGGTGGCAATATTGCCGGCATTGAGACCCGAAGCGTCTGCGAACCGAGCAGTGGTCATACCTAGTCTCTGAGCTCGCTGATTCATGGCACGCACAAAGGCTTTTTCGCCGCCGGGAAAATCGGCAGCCAAGGCTTCAGCAGCACGGTTATCGCTCCGGATTAGCATGGCTCGCATAATGTCGCGTCGTGTATGGAAATCAGCGGGTAATTTACCGCCGGCTTGCACTCGGATACGTCGATCCAAGTTGCGATCATGATCCAATGCTACCATGGCAGTCATGATCTTGGTAATGCTGGCTATACTTCTGGGTATGTTGGCATTGTTGCTGATCACTACCTCGTTGCGTGTGGTATCGAACAGGACCACCGACGAAGATCGAGCCTGTGCCATGATTGGCTCAGCGATTGCCAGTAATAAAAATAAAAAATATTTCATGGTTTCTGATAATCAGAGTTGCGATAGTTGGCTTGGTCGGGAATCACACCACGTACACCACCCACTGGATCCTCTACATCACCTTTTCTACGAGGAATTAGATGAACATGTGGATACATTATAGTCTGGCCAGCTGCTTCCCCCATGTTCATGCCGATGTTGTATGCATCGCATTCGCCTCGATTTACCATGACTTGACCTTCGGCCCAGGCTTCGTAGAGAGTGCTCATCATTGACACTGGGTCAATGTTTTTGGGAACAAAGAGAAGGTGTCCTTGGGTCACTGGATACTGATCGCGAAATACGATACAGGTCATGCTTTCTCTCACCCAATCGTCCCAGGGAACACGACCTTGAGTTTTAGCTAGATAGTAGTTATCATATATCATGTTTATACCCTAACAGGTTGTTTTTGATCAAACACTTGTTTGACTATATCAATAGATTCGTGAAAGTGTATGCTAAACCATACTCTCGGTTTGTCATTGAACACTCGATGATACTGGGTAATGTTGATTATAATGGGCGACATATTTTTACCAGTGTAATAAAAATCTTGTCGATTATCAGGATCATAGACCACACCCACGGCATCGTTTGGGCGCACAGGATAGACCAAACTAGCCTGGCCATTTTTAATACTGTCACGATGGCGTGGGACGTTATGACTAGAATAACAAACAGTAGCGGGTGTGAAAGTGAGCTCAGGTAATGCTGTTTTGAATCTCTGTTGTAGATCTTCAGTTTCTGGTATTCCGCCCATGACAAAGAAGTCTTCGCTGGGGCTGCTTTTGGAAATCCATCCTCCTCCGGGAATTCCAGCAACGACACTGGCACCATCTTCGTATAAAACGTGTTCGCGATATTTGCCGTTTTTGACAAATACATCGGCCATCTCAGTGACTGTGGTAATTAAAGATTTCCAGTCGTGCTCGATGTAAATGGCAGGATAAAATGCCAGCATCATACGTGCTCTTCTTCGGGGTTCCAGCGTTTCCACCATTCTTCCCAGGGAAAAACGATCCAGCAAGGATCTTCGAATTTATTGATGTGTTCGGCAGCGTATGATATTTCCAATTCGTTCTCACTGCTGCCATTGTCGTAGAGTACAGCCACACGCACGTTTTTGCCCCAGACATCGGACCAACGTGGGTGGTTGGGCAAACATCCACTGGGCCAATCTTCTTTTATCCAATTCAACGTGGCACCTGAATCATTGATGTCATCTACGATCAAGATGTTTTTGGCTTGTATGGAATAATCAAAATCGGCCAAGGTCTGTTCTTCCTTTGTCACATAACCAAATGCGTCTTCGGCCATCCACAGATTGCTTTCTGGGCTTTCGCCATCGCGCAGACTGACCTTCAGCGTTTCCATGCTACATCCAAGGTATTGGCTGATTAGATTGGCCGGAACTAGCCCGCCTCGGGTGATGCCCACCACATAATCGGGAGTCCAGCGGTCTACCCACATCTGGCGTATCAACTCTTGTACCTGTCGTTGTACGTCATTCCAACTCACATAGATTTTTTTCATCGTTTCAGCGTTTCCCAAACACGTCGTTTTTCCAATAACTCTTTTTCTTTGGCTCTGTACATGTCGCCTATCTCTTTGAGTTCACCAAATTCTTTTTCTAATTCGGGATTAGGGCGGACTATACCGAGATGTCGTTCCAATGACTCTAATATTAGCGTGAGACTCTTCCCATTGATTTCCACGTCCGCTCCATCTCCTTGTAGAGACAATTTTCCAGTAGAGTTGATGGCAGCCGCAGTGACACTACTATTAAGTTCACTCACAGTAAACAAAGAATCATTGTTTTTAAACATAGCATATTTTACTATAAATATCTAAATGAAACAATCATTACTAGAAGATTTTTTCTCCAAACATTCACATAAAACACCAAACTTACAGTCACTTCCAAACGATGTCAATGCCGATTGGATCGTGAATCGCAGTGGCGTACCTTATCTGGTGTTGCCCATTTTGGCGCCTTTTAATACCATGCTGGATGAAGCAAGGAATCTTGACAGTCTTTTTGTTGAGCATCGAGGTAACGACAGCGAGGGATGGGCCAGCCTAGCCATACACGGAATATCTAGCCAGCATACAGATCATTATCAGGTCTATCCGGAATATGCTGAACTGACCAATGATCAAGTTCCTTATGCCTGGACTGAAATAAAAGATCGTTGTCCCGTTACTGTGGATTTTTTTAAAAATCATTTTCCCTATGATGTTTATCATCGAGTACGTTTTATGAGATTATCTCCCGGTGGATACATCTTGCCACACAGTGACAGTCCCGATCTTGGTCTACGTGCTGTGAATTTCAGTCTCAATAATCCCAATGGCTGTGATTTTGTTTTTGAAGAAAATGGCAAAGTCCCGTTCCAGAACTCGGGATCTGCGATAATGGTGGCCAATGGATATAAACACTCAGTGTGGAATCGCAGTAATGAATACAGATATCATATCATCATACATGGTTTCGCACGTGAGAGTTATGGCAAATTTGAATCATTGTTGATCAAATCTTATCAATCCCTGGCTCCAATGGTCGTGTGAGTCTAGCACACCATGGGTACCAGATCTGCGCAATTGATCAACAAAAGAATTTCTTATATGCTTTAGATTTTCTTTTCCGATTGTTATCATGCTGTATTCCATATAGAATGCGTTGCTGATCCAGACATAGGCAAATCCACCTTGTGCTTTTAAAATATCAACCAAGCGTTGTTGGTCATCGGTGTCATAAAGATTGATTTTTTCAAATCTATGATTGAGTTTTTGATACTTCTGCCAGGACTTTTGGAAATCAACGGCATCGAGTCCCAATTGATCTAAGACATATTGATACGAATCTTCCCATGCTCCTGATGGCAGACACGGAAAATTGTCAGGATGAGCATCTTCAAATTTCTTACACAAGCCTTGATACACTGAGAAATCTCCGT